TAGAAGATCCGGTAATACAAAACTACTCAAAGACAATAATATTTCAGACAAAGAAGAGGATATAGAAAGATTTTTTAAATTTCAGGGCGCTAATAATACCCTTGAGTTTTTAAATGACAATCCTAAAGTATCTGCATTTATCTATGACAAAATTAAAGAGTTATTTTAATGCATATTTACACAATATTAAACATATGTGCTGGCATATTGCTAGCCAAATTATTGATAGGAATCATAAATGAAAGTTATTGGTATAAATGGGAGAGAGTACGCTTGGAATCTAACAAACTATTCTGTAGACGCAAACGACAATCGGAAGAGATCAAAGTTTCACGTTCGCGCAAGAAAACTCTTGAAGACTATCTTCCATAGTTATAGGATATTAGAAGAGGTAAAGCTTCCGGGCAGCACGGCAAGTCATAAGAAGGGTGTGTTGTATTTAGATTTTTATATACCACAAATTATGCTAGCGATAGAAGTGCATGGTCAACAACACTATGAGTATACTTCTTTTTTTCATAAGAACAAAGCAGACTTTGCCATTGCAAAAGCTAAGGATGAAGATAAAATAGAGTGGTGCGAGTTGAATAAAATTGATATAATAGTATTGAAGTACTCTGACGCAAACGAACAATGGAGAGACCAAATTGAAAACGGCGAATGAACAATTAGCTGAATTAAGAGTTATGGTAGATGATTTTCTCAACGCTAGTCATGCTAGGTTTAATAAAAAATTTAATGAAGATTGGCAAAGCGCAGCTGATGCCGACAGGGATACATTAAAAATTCTCACAAGAGATGAGATGTTTGATTATGCTTATGTACTTTATAGCTACTCTACACACCTACAAGATGAATTAAATATGCAGAAGATTGCACTGAATTGGTGCAATGATAAGTTAAATAAGATGGTAGCAAAAAACATGGATGAATTTAACCCATACACAAAGCATGAGATGCGCAGACAATTAATTGTAGTGAATGACGAATACGCTAGAGCTGTAGATCATTATAGAGAAATTGCAGAAATTAGGATTCAAGCTATGGAGGGCAAAGTGTACGAACTAAAACGTAAAGCCGACATACTATTAGAGAAGGGTAAAAGATCATGAGTATGGATAATTTTATACAAACATTGTCAGATGAACAAAGAGCAGCTTTATTAAAGGCGCTTACTGGTGATGATTTTAAACCAGAAGTAGAATCTAGGTTTCAGCATGAAGAACCAATCTCAGAAGCTGTTGATGGAGACTTTACCATGAACAGAGATTTAGATAAACATAAAAGCAGAAAAAGAGTAGTGAAGGCTGGCAAGAATACTTGGGAAGATACTGGTGAACATTCTGATGTGTCAACACCAAAAGTAAAAAGAACTCCTAGAAATAGACAACCACCAAAGATGAAGGATATAACTTGTAATAGTTGTGGCAAAACTTTTACACTTAATTCTTCTTTAGTTTATGGAGAATATTATAGATGTGAATCTTGCACGGGTGGTAAGTAAATGGATCAAAAACTATCAGACATAGGATCAGAAAGAGCAGTGCTTGCTGGACTGTTGCAATACGGTATAGATAGCTACGTAGTTATTTCTGAATTGCTATCTTCAGACAGCTTCGTCCATGATAACAACAGAATGATATTTGCATGTATATCACAAGTAATAGATCAAGATCAGTCTCCTGATATACCTACCCTATTGTCTGCTGCTAATTCTTTGGGACTATCAGAACAAATTAGCACAAAACAAGAGTTAAACTATATCAACTCGCTTTATGAATTTCCTGTCAGTCAGGGTAACATCTTTGGCTTTGCGTTACAATTAAAAAAGTTTGAGTTCGCCAGAAAGATAAAGAAACTAACAAAGAAGATTCATCAGGATATAGATAGTGTTGACGGAACTCAAAGCGTAAATGAAATTATACAAATTTTAGAAAATCCTGTTACAGATTTTTTAAGAGAAGACGACGGTGCAGAGAATCCAGAAAAGATTGGAGAGGGCGTAGAAGATTATGTACAATTTTTATCAGAAAATAAATGTGATATTATTGGTGTACCCACGGGATTCTCAAAGTACGATGAAGCCATTGGTGGTGGGTTGCGACGAAAATGCGTTGACCTTGTTTCTGCAAGACCAAAAGTTGGTAAGTCGGTATTTGCCGATAATGTTGCCCTTAACGTATCCTCATTAGATATACCAGTACTTGTTTTAGACACAGAGATGTCCAAAGAAGACCATCTAAATAGACTAATAGCGAACATTAGTGGAGTTCCTATTAATGAAATATCTACTGGCAAATTTGTAGATGATTCGCACAAAGAAGATAAAATTAAAACAGCTGTAGCAAAATTAGAATCTATACCATATAGTTATATTAGTGTCGCCGGGAAACCTTTTGAGGGAATACTGAATCTTATTCGTCGCTGGGTAATGCAAGAGGTTAAAACAGACGAAGCAGGCAAAACTAACGACTGTCTGATTATATATGATTACTTGAAGCTAATGTCTTCGTCCTCAATAACAAATAATATACAAGAATACCAAGCGTTAGGATTTCAAATTACTTCACTGCATAATTTATGCGTTAAGCTAGACATACCCTGTCTATCTTTCGTGCAATTAAACCGCGATGGGATTACAAAGGAAAGCACAGACGCTGTTAGTGGATCAGACAGGCTTATTTGGCTCTGTACTTCGTTTAGTATTTTTAAATCTAAATCTACAGAAGAACTTGCAGAAGATGGACCCAACGCTGGCAACAGAAAATTAGTACCTATCGTCTCTAGACATGGTGCTGGGATGGATGATGGAGACTATATAAACATGAACATGATAGGATCACACGCCAAGCTTGTGGAGCTACAAACAAGAAATGAATTTAAAAACGCTCCAGTTGGAGACACAGGATTAGTAAACAACATGGATAAAATAAAAGATGAACTTGAAGAAACTGAAACAAAAACTTAACAGCGAAGCTGAACTGGTCTTTGAAAAACTAGGCATGGAATGTGAAAATTTTGGTGGAAATATATATTCTACCTGTCCAATTCATGAGGGTAGCGATAACCCCAGAGCTTTTTCTTTTTCTCCAGAGAGAGGCATATGGAAGTGCTGGACAAGAGACTGTCAGTTAGAGCATAACAATGATATTTTTGGATTAATAACAGGAGTATTGTCTGCTAAGTCTGGAGAGAATTTAGAATTTAAAGATGCTTTACAATGGATATCGCAAGAGTTTGATATATCACAATATAAGAGTAACACTACTAATATATCTACTGTAGATGAAGACGAGTTTTCAAAATTAATAAGACATATAAAGAAAAAGGAATACGGAATAACAGATATTCCTGTAGAAATTGGGTGTGACGCTTGTATTCCATCTTCATATTTTTACGGAAGAGGATTTAAAAAAAACACACTAAAATATTTTGGCGTGGGAGATTGTAGTGATAAAGGTATAATGAAAGAAAGAGCGATTATACCAATTCATAATGATCAGGGGGATATAATTGTAGGAGCAATAGCAAGGTCTGTAAAAGAATATAGACAGCCTAAGTTTCTGTTTTATCCAACTGGATTTAACAAAAGATATTACTTTTATAACTTCCACAGAGCTATCAAAAAAGCTAAAGAAACAAACTGCTTATATATACTAGAGGGACAAGGAGACGTTTGGAAAATGCATGAATGTGGAGTTAAAAATGCAGTTAGTATATTCGGAAAAACTATATCCAAAGAACAGGAGCAGAAAATCCGTAGCTTGCCTATTACGAAACTTATTATACTTACTGATAATGATCAGGCAGGAAGAGAAGCTAGGGTGCAAATTAAAAGACAGCTTGGTAGAATGTATAATCTAATATTTCCCAAACTAGAAAACAAAGATATAGGAGACATGAGAATCAAGGATATTAAAGATAAAATACTTTCTAAACTTAAAGGTACATACTAATGACAAAAATTATAGGCATATCAGGACGAAAGCAGGCGGGTAAAAATACCCTCGCAAACTGCATTAATGGTATGGTTTTAGAACACAATGAAATGATCTCCGAGTACCAGATAAATGAAAAAGGAGAACTAGTCATTAAGACTACTAACGCGCAAGGCGTAGAGGGTTGGGGCATCTTTGACGTTCTAAGGACAGATGATGATTTTTGTGACTATGCGGAACAGAATCTTTGGCCTTATATAAAGACGTATCACTTTGCAGACTATCTTAAAAAAATAAGCATGGATTTATTTGATTTAACACGACAACAAGTTTATGGATCTGACAATGATAAAAATACAGAAACGCCATACGGTATGACAGCTAGAGAATTTTTACAGCATCTCGGTACAGACATAATGAGGAAGATTAAGGATTCAGTATGGGTAGACTGCACCATAAAGTTAATAAAAGATGAAGATCCTAGCATAGCAGTAGTGCCAGACGTAAGGTTTCCCAACGAAGTAAAGGCGATACACGACGCTGGAGGAATTGTAATAAGGCTAGATAGAAATATATTAAACAGCTCTCATACATGCGAGTCTGCTTTAGACAAAGATAATTATAGTTGGGATAATTTTGATTATGTAATATCAAATTCTAACATTACAGTTTCTGAACTAAACGATATCATAAAAAGTAAAATGAATCATATCTTATAACATAAGGACTCTACATGTTAATAACCTACGTTAGATCTTCCAGCTATAACAATTACGAATATTGTCAAATGCAATATTTTATCACTTATGTGCTTGGTCATCAAAGCACAAGTGGGAAAAAGGCAGACATGGGAACAATGGTCCACAAGGTAATGGAAGTTCTGGCTGGACTGAAGAAACACGAACAGGATAAACCCAAAGTAAAATTTTTAAAAGTTAATGATGATGCTATTGGTAAATTTAAATGTAAAAAAGAAGAACTGCATACTGATGAAATAGTAAATAATTTAATTGATCTAAGTATAGATGCTTATGAAAAAACATCTGCTTTTTCTTTTAGCCTTAAGGACAGGGAAGATATATCTAAAGCAGCTTGGTGCTTTTTAACCCACGGCGATAATCAATTTGATCCAAGGTTAAGGAATATACATTTTCCAGAACCTCATTTTGATATACCTATTGAAGAGGATTGGGCGAAATTTGAGTATGAAATTAATGGTAAAACGATAAAGGGACAACTAGCTATTAAGGGAACTATTGATCTTGTTACAAAGATTAACGATGACACTATTGAAGTAGTGGATTGGAAAACTGGAAGAAGGATGGATTGGACAACAGGAGAGGTAAAAGACTACAAAAAATTAGAAAATGATCCACAATTACTATTGTATTACTATGCTATATCTAAATTATACCCTGAATTTCCCAATAGAATTATGAGCATTTTCTTTTATAAGGACAAGGATGGAAAACCAGACCCATCACCTTTTAGTTTATGTTTTTCTCCTGAAGATGAAGGCAAATTTTTAGAAATGTTAAAAAATAGATTTCAAGAAATACAACAAAATACGTCTCCAAGACCTATTTCTAGCGATAGAAGCCACTGGAAATGCACTAAATTGTGCCATTTTTGCAAGAACAACTGGCCTGAAACTGACCAAAATATGTGTATGTATATAGGGAAGCATATCGAAACTCACGGTATAGACAAGACCATTCAGGATTGTAGTAGAGAAGGATTTGACATAGGATTTTATGAGGCTCCGGGCTAATGGAAAAAAAACTAACAATAGGCATGGCTACATACGATGATTATGATGGAGTATATTTCTCTATTCAATCATTGAGAATGTATCACCCGATATGTAATACAGAAGAAGTAGAAATAATACTAATAGATAACAACCCAGACTCAGCTCATGGTAAAGCCAATGAAAAATATATGAACTGGGTCGCAAATGGAACATACATACCTTATACTTTTAAAACAGGGACAGCGGTAAGAAACGAGATTTTCAGACAAGCTAAGGGTAAATACGCTATATCTATGGATTCGCATGTTATGCTATTCCCCGGAGCCATACAAAGCTTATTAGATTATTATAAAGATAAACCAAACTGTAAAGACCTAGTACAAGGACCATTAATATATGATCATCTTAAGCACGAAGCTGCGTCAACGCACTTTACGCCGGGATGGGGATCGGGAATGTATGGAAAGTGGGCTACAGACCATCAGAAGTTAAAAGAAGGAAAGCCCTTTGACATACCTATGCAGGGTTTAGGATTATTCTCCTGCGAAACAAAGAACTGGGTAAAATTTAATCAAAAATTTAAAGGATTTGGAGCGGAGGAAGGATATATACATGAAAAGTTTAGACAATTTGGTGGTAGAACTATCTGCTTGCCAGAACTTAAATGGATTCACAGATTCGATAGACCTAGCGGAGTAAAATACCCATTAATATTAGAAGATAGAATATGGAATTACTTTGTAGGATGGCTAGAACTTACACAAGATCCAGAACATGAAATGATTAAAGGTGCTTACGAACATTTTAAAAATAAAATTCCCCCCGGCAGTATAGATTCTTTACTTACTGCTGCCATTAAACAAACTTTGTAGAGGAGATGATTATGTCTTTTATAGAAGAAACTGACGAAGAATATAATTTTCAAACTTATGGTTCTACAGAAGAATTAACAGAAGAAAATTTTTATCTACCCACAGAAGCTGAATATGAAGATTGTGGAGAAGATGAAGGAGAATATGATGCCGCTTCACTGTGGGAAAATATTCGCAAGAAGAAAGAACGAGAAGGCAAGAATTATAAACCAGCAAAAAAAGGTGATAAAGACAGGCCAGATCCAAAGTCTTGGAAAAAAGCTCAGTCAGAGCCTTCTAAAGAACAAAAAAAATCCCTTGATGTAAATAACGATGGTAAAGTAACTGAAGAAGACTTTGAAATATTACGTAAGAAAAAAGGTAAAAAATCAGATGGGTGTGGATGTAAGGGTATGGCGGCAGAATATCAGGGGAAAAAAGTAAAGCTTGGAAAACCATTCTTAACTCCAGACGGGCCTAAGAAAAGAAGCGTTTATGTCAAAAATGGCTCTGGCAATGTTGTTAAAGTAAACTTTGGCGATCCTAATATGTCTATCAAGAAGGATAATCCGGCAAGAAGAAAGTCTTTTAGAGCTAGACATAACTGTGCAAATCCCGGTCCAAAATGGAAAGCGCGTTATTGGTCTTGCAAGGCGTGGTAGAATGAATTTTTATCAAAGATGGAATGAACATTTAAAAGAAAATAATATGACCTATTGGCAGCATTTAAAGTTTGCTACATGTCATGGGTTCTGTTGTATCAGAGCTGGTGTATATTTATGTATACATGGTTTACTACCATGTTTTAGACGCAGAGCTGGCACTAAGTTAGTTCAAAGATTAGACAAAGTATTTACCGAGAGAAAATATGAGCTTAATAAATAAAGTAGCAGCAATTATAGACTCTCAGAAGTCGGTAGATGAAGTTACCTATCTTAATAATAAGATGGATTATGATGATGATATATCTCTTTTAGATATAGAATTTAAAACTATTATACCGCCTCACCATAAGAATAGCAGTTTAACAACGGTTAAAGAATTACAAGAAATATCTAAAGCAACTAAGTCTAGGACTTCTAAAGAAGTAGATTTGATAATATCTGTGGATAAAGATCCTATTAATATATTTAGTGATTTTTTAAAGAAGAATGATCTAACTTTTCCCAGATCTAAGTTTAATAGCTATTACAATGTAATAGAACAATATCAATTTGCGCTTAAATATTATTATAATAGAGCTAGACCAGAGCAATTAGCTCCTTATTATAATTTAGATATTAATGTTCTCTATACAGATACTCACCACACCCCCTCATATCCTAGTGGTCATACTATATACTCAGAGCTAGCAGCTCATATACTTGCAGACCAGTATCCAGTACATAAAGAAGTATTTTTTAAGTTGTCTGATTACTGTGCTTTAGCTAGAATATTACAAGGTGTCCACTATCCATCAGATAACAAGGCTTCAAAAGTTGCAACAAAGAAATTGTATGATATAATGAAAGGACTTGACGATGAGCGAAGAGGTAAAGAGCTTTCCATTGACACGCCCCGGAGAGCATAGACCAAAACAGGAAGAACCCATACGCAGACCCATGCCTGCAACGTCAAAATAATAACGGATTCATGCTGTTAACTAGTTTAGTCTAGCTTCAACACACCATCCGTTAGAATACAAGCCAGATTCAAAGCATCACCTAGTTCATTCTAGATTCAGGTTGCTATCTGGCAACTTATAAATTGAGGAGGAAAGATTGAATTGGTTTCCATTGAAGAATTTTACACATTATAGTTTGCTAAAAGGATTTTCTAAGCCACACGAACTGGCAAAAATTTGTTCTGATAATGACTATCCAGCTTGTGGAATTACAGATTATAAATCTATATCAGGCGCAGTATCTTTCCATCAAGCTTGCAAAAAAGTTGGCATCAAGCCAATAATTGGTTGCTCATTTGACAATACCACAGTGTACGCTAAGAACAAAGATGGCTGGTATGATCTTATACAGATGGTATCCTCTACAGATGACAGTGGGAATATTGTATCTGAAGTTGCTAAAGAAATTATAAGCAAAAACAATTTAATAGCAATCAGCAAGTCTAATGATAATATTAAACCATCATATTACGCAAAGAAAGAACAAGCAGTATTACATAGAGTTTTATTATGTTCCGCACTCAAGACAACATTACCTAAAATACAAAACAAGATTAGGAAAAAAGAATTAGAAAGTGATATTCTAGATTACTTTATTAATGATAATAAATGTATAGTAGAAGGCAAGGCCGATAGAGAACTACAATACGTATACGAAAATTGTGAAGAATATGAAATTTTAAATCCACCCATGCTGCCAAAGTTTGTATGCCCCAAGGGTATGTCTCAAGAAGATTACTTAACAAAGATGGCGCGTGAAGGATACACAGAATTATTAAAACCAAAAGTTGGAAAAGATAAAGATAAACAAAAGCTATACGGAGACAGGTTCCACAAAGAATTAGAAGTTATTAGAAATGCAGATCTGTTTGGATATTTTTTAATTGTTCAAGATATTATTAGACATATAGAAAAAGATATGGGATGTCTAGCTGGTCCCGGCAGAGGTTCTGCTGCTGGATGTTTAATATCATATCTAGTAGGTATTACCAAGATAGATCCGGTAGAACACGATCTGTTGTTTGAAAGATTTTATAATGCTGGTCGTAATACGGGCGGTCACGTTTCTCTACCAGATATTGACATGGACGTTCCCGGTAAGCGTCGAGACGATGTTATAGATTATCTAAAAGCAACTTATGGAAATGAACATGTTAGCCAGATGATTACATTTGGCAGACTCCAAGGACGCAGCGCAATAAAAGAAGTGCTTCGTATAAATGAGGCTTGTTCTTTTAGTGAGATGAATGCTATAACAAAGAGCATACCAAACGAGGCAGACATATCAGATCAACTTGCAGACATGGAAGACGAAGACAGGTCAATCATTAGATGGTCACTATTGAATCGCTCTGATGACTTAAGAGATTTTTGTCACATAACAGACGAGGGAAAGCTTGAGGGAGATTATGCTGAATACTTCAAGCAGGCAATAGATATTGAAGGCACGTTTAAAACTCAGGGCAAACACGCTGCTGGCGTTGTAATATCTAAAGATAAATTAAAAAACGTGTGTCCAATGGTAACACAGAAAGGCGCAGAAGAAAAGATAGCAGGATTAGAGATGACTGATCTAGAAGCGCTAGGTCATGTAAAATTTGACGTTCTAGGAATTAATCTACTAGACAAGCTAATGAAAATTAAGGAATTGACTAATGATAGAAGTTAAAGTTACAGATTATATGAGAGTTAAAGCCAGAAGCATGGCTAGAGATTTAGGCAAGCTTAAAAATTCTATAACCAAAGGTGAAGGTAACGTTGCTGGTTTTGTGGGAGAGTTGATAGCTTTGGATTATCTGGGTGGAGTTAAAGCCAATACTTATGATTTTGACATTGTAAGTGATGGTAAAACATATGATGTAAAAACCAAGCGATGCACAAGTCCTCCTAAACCAAACTATGACTGTTCAGTAGCTGCTTATAATACAAAACAAAGATGTGATATTTACTTTTTTGTAAGAGTACAATTTCAAGGTGATAGACCTGTTAAAGCGTGGGTATTAGGACAAAAGGACAAGGCTGAGTATTTTAAGCAAGCCAGAAAACTCAAGAAAGGCGAGATAGACCCAAGTAATAATTTTAAGGTTAAAGCAGACTGCTATAATTTAAGCATTAATGAACTAGAAAAACTAGAAAAGAAGGACTAACAATGGCTAACAGAGATTTTATTGTATTTGATTTTGAAACAGGAAGTCGTAATCCTCATAATACTCAACCCACTCAAATTGCTGCCATCGCACTAGACGGTCGCAACCTTGCTATGAAAGGATCTTTTAATAGTGAGATTAGACCAATACTAAATGACGATGCGGCTATTGCTGCCGGTCTTGACCCTATAGAAGAGGGCGCATTAAAAGTCACGGGGAAAAATAGAAAAGACTTGGCAAAAGCCCCAACGCTTAAGTCAGTGTGGAGAAAGTTTTGCACCTTTGTGGATAAATATAATTGGAAAAAAGATCCATTCTTTAATCCTATCCCCGTTGGTTTTAATATTATTGGCTTTGATATGATTATTATTAATAGATTATGTAAAGAATATGGACCTTTTGATGACGCTAGGCAGCAACAAAAGATCTTTAGTAAGATCCACAAGTGTGACGTTATGGATAATATGCACATGTGGACTGAGGGTGATCCAAGCATTAGGTCTATCAGTATGGATACTCTTAGGGAGCGTATGGGACTGAGCAAAGAAAATGCTCACGATGCATTGCAAGATGTTAAAGATACGGCTAATATATTTATAAAGTTGCTTAAGACTCATCGTGCAGTTTACCAAAACATTGAACTAGATAAGGCGTTTGCAGACGGCAATTTGTATGTCAAATGAATATGACGACAAGGATACTTGGAAATTATTTGCAGAAGGCAAAACTAAGGGTGTGTTTCAACTAGAGAGCAACCTTGGCAAATCATGGTCTAAGAAACTTGCACCTAATAATATTGAAGAGTTGTCAGCATTAATTGCTATCATTCGCCCCGGATGTCTAAAAGCTTTCGTGGACGGCAAGTCTATGACCCAACACTTTATTGATCGTAAGCATGGTCGTGAAGAAGTAACATACTTGCACGAATCATTGGAAGATGTGTTGCTGCCTACATATGGAGTGCTAGTATATCAAGAACAATCCATGCGTATTGCTCAAAAAGTAGCTGGTTTTAATCTTGAAGAAGCAGATGAGTTACGCAAAGCTATTGGTAAGAAGAAAGCAGACCTCATGGCTAAGGTCAAAAAGAAGTTTATTGCTGGAGCTAAAAGGGTTAAGATTGTAAATAAAGAAGAGGCAGAACAAATATTTGGGTGGATTCAAGCATCGGCAAGGTATGCGTTTAACAAATCACATAGTATATCCTACGCAGTGTGTTCATACTGGAGCGCTTATCAGAAAGCTCATAATACGAAAGAATTTTTTCTAGCTTACTTATATTTTGCAAACGAAAAACAAGATCCACATCAAGAGATATACGAACTGATTTCTGAAGCTAAGTTGTTTGACATTCAAGCAAGAACTCCAAGTATAATTAACTATAAAGAAAAATTCAATGTCAATAGAGGTAAAATTTACTTTGGAATAAAAGATATAAAATCACTAACAGGAAAAACTGGGGACAAAGTAATATCTTCTTTGCTAGAATCCGAAAAAGAACTTAGTAAAAAAGTAAAGCAGTTTAGCTGGGTGGAGATACTATTATTTTTTGCTACTAAAGTTAATTCTACAGCATTCAAAGCATTGGCATCTATTGGATTCTTTAGAGATTTTAATGGTTCTATTAGCAGAAATAAGGCTTTATACGAATACGAAATATACAGAAGTTTAACCAAAGCAGAGCAAGCTTGGTTACACAAAAACTATTCCACATATAAATGGAAGAACTTTATAGACTGCTTGTCCGGCCTAGCTCCAACAAAGAAAGAGGGCGGTGGAACCAGCAAGGTAGAGAGAAAACAAATTGTTGAAAACGAGATACAGCTCTTAATAGATCCACCCTACGACTTAGATGATGATGCCGGATGGATAATAGATCAAGAAACTAGATTCTTAGGTTGTCCCGTTACTATGACTCGGGTAGAAATGTCAGATACATCAGCCTCTAATACTACTTGTAAGCAGATCTTAAACGGAAAGAAAGGAAAGAATATCTGCGTTGGCGCAAACATACAAAGAATGTCTGACTATACCATAACTAAAGGTGATTCAAAGGGTCAGGCTATGTCTTTCTTAACAATAGAAGATGATACATGTTTACTTGATAGCGTAATTATTTTCCCCAGTGTTAAGCGTAAATATAAATATATATTATATGAAGGAAATAATCTTATATTTTGTGGTTCCGTTAATAAAAATGACACTTCCTTTATCGTAGATAAAATTCACGAAATTTAATTGTTTTTTTACATTGTACAAGCTAATATACAAAGATAGGAGAGAATATGAATAATTGTTGTTTTACTGGGTATCTTATAGAAAACCCAAAAACATCTCACGTTGGTAGTGTACTTCTAGCAGAATTTGTGGTAGTAGTATATAATTACAGGAGAACGAAAAGTACAGGAGAGAAGAGTAGAATACCAACACACATCTACTGCGAAGCTTGGCACACTGGCGCAGAGACCATAGAAAAATTTGCAAAAAAAGGTACTAAAATATCCATACAGGCTTCTGCAAAAAATCTTTCTAAGGATAATGATTCTATAATTTTTAGGGTTAATGAATTTGATATTTGTCAGGACTCAGACTTTGAGGATTGGGAGTGGTCATGAGAAAAAAAAGAATTTTGTTTTGCACGGAAGCGACATTTCTTAATACGGGATACGCTACCTACTCTAGAGAAATCTTAAATTACTTACTTGACACTGGTAAGTATGAAATTGCTGAGTTGTCTTCCTACGGGTCTGCTGACGATCCAAGATCAGCATCAATTCCTTGGAAATATTATCCTGCTGCATTGACAAAGACAGCTAGTGAAGATGAAAAAAGAAAATACAATTCTCAATACACTAATCAGTTTGGAGAATATTACTTTCACGATGCTTGTTTAGACTTTATGCCTGATATAGTATGTGATATTAGAGATTTCTGGATGATGGAATTTGAAGAGAGATCTCCATACAGAAACTTTTATAAATGGTGTATTATGCCCACTGTAGACGCTGAACCTCAAGCGCACCAGTGGATAGAAGCTTACAAAAAAGCAGATGCTTGCCTAACATACTCTGATTGGGCATCTGAATTGCTAAAGAAACAAAGTTTTAACTCTATTAATATTGTAGGTTCTGCACCACCTTCAGCACACCCTGCTTACTCTGTGGAAAAAGACAAGACTCAGTGCAGAATAAATATGAATATACCAGAAGATAAAAAAATACTCGGCACAGTAATGAGAAATCAAAGAAGAAAATTATATCCCGATTTATTTAAAACTTTTAGAATGATGCTTGACAAGGTTGAAGATCCTGAAAATTATTTGCTTTACTGCCACACCAGTTATCCAGATATGGGGTGGGATTTACCACAGTTATTACAGGAGCATAAGCTATCTTCTCATGTTATGTTTACATATGTTTGTAAAAAAACTTCCAAGCCCTTTGCCTCTTTCTTTCAAGGCCCAAGGACTATTTCTCCTTTTACGAACGAAGTAGACGCTGTTATGTCCAACGTTCAGAACGGAATTACATATGAAAATCTATCTACAATTATAAATTGTTTTGATTTGTATGTGCAATATGCTAACTCAGAGGGGTTTGGGCTACCACAAGTAGAGGCAGCAGCTGGAGGAGTTCCGGTAGCATCTATAGATTATTCAGCTATGACAAGTGTTATAAGAAAACTAGAAGGAATAATTCTTGAGACAAAGAGCTTATATAAAGAGATGGAAACAGGATGCATGAGGGCTGTACCCAACAATGAATCAGCGTGTGAAAAAATTATTGATTTCTTAAGTAAGCCATCAGCCATGAGAAATAAGGTAGGATTTAATATCAAGCAAAACTTTTTGAAACATTATCAGTGGGATAAAAGTGGGGCAGTTTGGGAGAAGTATTTTGATTCTGTAGAAATATTGCCGGAAGAATTAACTTGGAAATCTCCTTTAAACATTAAAGAATCTCACCCGATGTTGAATCCAGAAAATTTTTCATCTACAGATCACATGAGTCACTTTCTAATATCTAATGTATTATGTAAACCAGAAAAGATAAATAGTTATTTCCACAAGAAATTACAAAGAGATTTACTTTATGGATTCAGTACGTCTTCTACTGCTGGAACTTATGCGAATGATAGTTCTATGATTTCAGATGGTAATATTCAAAAGTCAGCTTTCAATTACGAGATAGCTTATAGATATGTAAAGCAAATGAGGAGTATAGAGAACGCATTAGAAAAAAAGAGGGGGGATAGGTTAGGCATACAATGAAAATATTATATATAGGACATTACAAAGAATCAAGCGGTTGGGCCAACTCTGCTATAGATCATATACTAGCTATAGATAGTGTGGGAGTACCAATAGTTTGTAGGGATATAAAGCTTACTAATAAAGATTATAGTTTACCCAGCAGAATAACAGAGCTAGAAAGAAACAATTTAGAAGATGTCACGCATTGCATACAGCACGTTCTGCCTCATCACATATTAGGTAGCTCTTTGTTTAAGAAAAATATTGCTTATCTAGAAGCGGAAACAATACACACAAAGAAAAATATGTGGCACAGTTCTTTGGATTTAGTTGACGAGGTTTGGGTTCCTAACGACACGTTAAAAGAAAATACAGAAAAATTTGTAAAAAATAAAGTCTCTACAATACATCACACTTTCAACACAGAAAAATATAAAGAATCATATAATAGTATTGATTTTGGATGCCATCAAAGTTGTTTTAAATTTTATTTTATAGGGGATGTTACTAACAGAAAAAACATACAAAGCATAATAAGAAGCTATTATCACACTTTTTCTCCAAGAGATAATACTTTATTAGTATTAAAACTAAACAAATTTAATATAGGCCCAGAGGAGTTAGACCAGCAATGTCAAAATATGTGCGTAAATATTCAACGAGAAATGAGACTTTACAATGATTCTATGAACTATCCAGCAATTAGATTTATTACAAGCCCTGTAACAGACGAAGAGATACAATCTTTACACTACTCGTGCGACTGCTTTGTTAGTCCATCTTATGGAGAGGCTTGGTCTATTCCATCTTTTGAAGCCATGTGCTTTGGTAATACTCCCATATGTAGCAATGAGGGTGGACCAAAAACATTTATAGACCCAGACAACAAGTGGTCAGGGACTCTTGTGGATGGAGTATACGACATTTGTAATCAACAAGATGGTGCATTCAATCATATTTTTACTGGCTCAGAGTTTTGGTTTCATCCCAGTGAAAAGAAAGTTTCTGAAGCAATGAGATATTACTATAATAATAGGCATAAAAAAGATAAAACAAAATCTTATATGTTAGGGGAAAAGTTTAATTACAATACGGTGGGTAATAAGATTAAGGAAAGTTTAAATGAATAGAAATTCATCAGTGCTACGTAGCGTTGTGTCTCAACAAAAAGAAGTTTTAAATTTATTTTGTTGCCACTTGACAAAAGAAACAGCGCTATTAATTAATAAAAATAATCTTTTTTCAGTAGAAAAAATAGAAGACTCAGGAGAGGTAGATAATATATTTGAACTTCCAGAAGGTGATGGCATGTCTAATATTAGCTATGACATTCTTATATGTTTTGATAATGACAACGTAACAAATCAAGTCAGTGATTCTATAGTTCAAATTTTTGATATACCTAAACTATGCGTATTTACTACCCATCCTCCCCAAGAAATTACTCCTAAATTTGAATCAGCAGTAAATAAATTAGCTGGTGATATGAATATCTTTACTTCCGATAAAATATTAAATTCTTGGAAAATTAAACAAGGACTCTGTGTTGTTAATAACATATTTGAATCAAATCAACTTAATGATTTACTTATAAGCTTATATAAAGGATATTTTAAATGAATCTACACATTACATATTCCGACAAAAAACATATGTCTGGATTTACAAACATAGACATTACAAAAAACAAAGAAACCTACATGAAAGAACTAGATGCTGTGCCAACATCTTCTTGTAATGCAGTTATTATATCAGAAGCTTTACAACTTATTGGTGGAGAAGACGCATTAGAGGTATTGAATAAATCTATTTCAAAAATTAGGATTAAAGGTACTATTGACGTTTCCATCTCAGACTTTGAAAGAGTATGTATTGACTTTACGTCTGGAAATTTACAACTAGAACAATTAAACAAATTCTTGCCTAGTCTCAATTCTATCATAGCTTTGTCTGAGGTTAAGAAGTTGTTGGCTCGTAGAAATGTAAACATAGAAAAAATAGAACAAAGAGAATATTTTCTTGTATTTAATGGAGTAAGGTTAGCATGAGATCATCTGCTAAGAAGAATAAAAAACAACCTGTTAAAAGACGACCTAGAAAGTATGAAGAATTTATTACTATAGTTCTTCTTCACGATCAGACTATAAACAGAATGAAACGACACAGCCCTACACTTTTTATAGATGTTGGAGAACAAAAATTAATAGACAAACAAATAAATGCGATAAATAAAAAATTTACTAACTATGAACTTATTATATCTGTAGGTAGTTCTACAAGCGCAGTTTATAGTTACATTATGAATAAGTATAAAGACAATACCATAAGAATTGTAGAAAACAAAGACTACGAAAATACAAATTCATGTGAGAGTGCTAGGCTATGCCTGCACAATACATTTAATGATAAGATATTATTCATAGATGGTAGCTTATTGTTTGAGCCAAAAGTATTCACTGGGTTAGATTTTGCTAATTCATTCGCAATACTTAATGAGTATTCAGATGAAAGTTTGGAAATAGGAGTTAATGCTAGCAAAGACTCTGTAGAATTTTTCTGCTACGGAGCAAGTCAGCCTTGGTCTGAAATCATTTTTTTTAATGGAAAAGAAACTATACTAGATTTAGAAAAAATACTTAGTGATAAATCTTTTAGAAAGAAGTTTTTATTTGAAGCAGTGAACAAGATAACAAATAAACATAACATTAAGCCAAAATCAAATACAGGAACTATAATGAAAATTAAGAACATTAAGACATATAATAAGGTTAGGAGTAAGTATGAAGTTAGTAATTGATAAATATTCTACAGATTCAATTTCTCAACCTGAGTATTTAGCTAGAGGACTTCAAGAAGTTGGAGATCATCAGGTATTACTTAACGATTTTTCTCAAACAATGTTTGAAATGCTAGACTCATTTAACCCAGATGCTTACATTACCCATTGTGAAACACTATCAAGAGATACAGTTTGCTATATTCAGGACTCAGAAAAAAATATACCACTTTTTATATGTAACGATGGAGCTAAATATGGTTCTTCTAAAAATACGTTTGAAGCTTTAAAGAATATGAATATAAATCATAGAGTATTTTACAATAAAACTGTGAACAAAGAAGTTTTATTTATGCCAGATAATGCTATCCCTTTGTTGCCAGCTGTTGAGCTGGGACTGTTAGACGAGTCGAAGAAGTGGTCTAAAAAATTTGACACCTTAATAGTGACTGAAGGTCAAGAAAGTCTAGATAAATTAGATATTAAAATAAATGAAGATCATTATCATATATTTCCCACTGAAGGTCTCGGAGATTTAAAAGTTCCTGCTGGATTTCACTATGCAAATCTAATTCAAAATTATAATCAAGTATTATTTACAAATTTAGACGATGGTTTAGACGAATTCTTTTTTCAATCCATAATCTACTGTGATAAAGTTTACTTTTATTCTGAAAATAAAGCAGAAAAAATAGACGATATGATTAAAAAGATTTTTAAAATAGAAGAAAGTTTAGACTATAACAATAAAAATAAGATACAAGACTTCTCAAAACTAAAGAAGAACACTAAAGACAAGCACACGAATATTAATAGAGTAAAAACTATTTTATCACAATTACCACAAAAAATTTAATGTTAAATCAAGAAAAAATAGAAGTCCATCTACATCTCTGGTATGAAGATTCTTCATTATACTTATTAAAAAAACTTAGCCCCTATTGGAAGGGACGTATAAACATTTCATTAATACATGATTCAGAGTCTAATGATGCTATACTAGATTTTGCACATGATAATTTTTGTGATGTAAAAACTGTATACGTTCCAAATAAAGGTACAGATCAAAATGGATTTTTTGCATCTTATAAAACAAATAAAGAGAATAAGGATTGGGTCTTTTACGCTCATGATAAAAGCAACGATAAGCTCGAATGGATTGATCAAATAGTAGACCCTCTGATAGAACAAGAGAAAAAAGTTAACTCATTAATAAACGATGAAACTTCTGGTCTAGTATCTTCAAAGCATCCTAAAAGACTAGAATCATTAAAGAGCGAAGAAGAGTTAATTAATCTTGACAAGGTATTAAGATTTGACCAAAAACACTTAGTGGTATTATGCAGGCAGACTTTGATATGGTTAAGAGAGCTTCAATATATAATGTATGAAAAACATGGCTTAATAAAAAGAGATAATCTTAACTTTAAATTTACGTCGGGGACTATGTTTCTAATAGATAAAAGGGTTTTGTCTTTAGCGCACTCGTGTATTCATGAAAATTTTTTTCCATCTCACTATAGACCAGATGGAGATATGTCACACGCATTAGAAAGATTTTATTTCTATGTATCATTATGCTTGGAACAAGAGAATCACTTTATATAGGAGTTAAGTATGGGAATTAGTTTAGGCTTTGCACTTCACCCTGCTACAGAGTTTGTGTCGGCAGCTGCCAATGTGGGGACTGTAGCTAAACAAGAATATAAAAACTTAGATGTTTCTATGTTTGCAGACTTTCAGGTTAACGCTGGAGTTCCTTTTGGCACTTTTGGTATAGCTGAGATGTCGTTTTTTTCAGGAGTTTTGCTATGCTTCACAGTCAATGATATAATATATGCTAGATCTATTAAAAATAATATAGACACGGCGATACTTTATATAGGACAAGGTGTGGATATAGTAAGATTATTTGAATATAGTAAACATGATAGTGATATACAGATAGTTTGTGACAACGAAAACGTAGTAGAGAAATCTAAAAGAATATTTCAAAGTAGCGGGATAACAATAGATGAGTTCCTCAAAAATAAATTAGGTTAACATTATGAAAAACACAACAGATATAGTAAACATGTACGAAAAAGAAAATATGAGTACATACGAGATAGCCAAGTTTTTAAATACGTACCCCAATAAGATTAGAAGAATTTTATTAAAGAACGGGGTTCAGATTAACGATAAAAGTACAGCGCAGAAGAATGCAATCAAAAAAGGAATTGCTAAAATTCCAACTCAAGGAAAAAAAAGAAGTAAGGAAGAGAAACTTAAAATAAGTAGCTCTTTAAAACAATACTGGGATAATATAAGTGATGAAGAATATAATAAACATGTTAAACAAGCTAAAGTAAGATGGTCAAATATGACAGCTCAAGATAAACAGAATATGCAAAGTCTAGCAATTAAAGCTATACAGAAAGCTGGAAAAGAAGGTTCTAAACTAGAGAGGTTTTTGTACGAAGAGCTATCTAGAACAGGATTGAATATACAAAAACACAAAAAGAATTTAATACCAAACGAAAATCTTGAAATAGATCTATACTTACCAAAGATAAAATGTATTATAGAAGTAGATGGTCCTTCGCATTTTTTGCCAATTTGGGGGGAAGAAAAACTTAGGAAACAAATTAAAGCAGATTCTAACAAGACGGGGTTGATTTTAAGCAAAGGATTTGCTATAATAAGAGTAAAGCACCTTTCAGATTCTGTGTGCTTAAGTGCGCAGGAAGAGTTGAAGAACAAGTTGATTGATTTGTTACACGGTATGGAAAAAGTATTTCCATCTAAATCCAGTAGATATATTGAACTAGAAGCATGAGGATAAATATGAATGAAGAGAATTTGTTTGATGGTATGGAATCATTAGATACGCCATCAAATACTGACACATCAGTGAAAAACGTGGTACTTGAAGATGCTCCTTCTATGTTGTCACCAGAGTGGCATGATTACGCTATGACCTTGTTTCAGGAAGATGAGCTAATGAATGGTCATCCTCTCGTAACTGGTCTTAGGAGGGTTTCTGAAATTGTTCTGGGGCCGATGTCGTTTAGTGGTCCAACGTGGGTAAAGCCTACAGATAGAGACGACCATCACGGTAGAGCAACTGTTATTTTTACGATAGAATTTGTTAATGGTTTAAGATGCTCAGAAGTAGCAGACTCTTGGGAGGGAAACACAGATGACATGTTCTGCGCTTTCGCCGTTGCGATTGCTAGCACAAGAGCAGAAGCTAGAGCTTTACGAAAAGTTCTAAAGATCAAGGGTGTAGCAGCAGAAGAGTTAACAAAGAAAGATACTGCAAAAATTGTACGCGATCTATCCAAGCAAAATAGTAGCAGCGCTGGGGAATTTGATGAATCCGCAAGGATGAGTGATGCGCAATATAACTTTATAGACATTAAATGTAAACAGTTAAATATAGATGGAGCAAAACTACTAAAAGATATATTTAAAGTAGATAATAATCGTAAAATTTCAAAGAAGGTCGCCAGCGAAATCATTGATCGTCTCAATGAATATCAACGTGACAAGAGTACTATTCCAAGTGAAATTACTGGATATAATCAAGAGTGGAGATAAGATGAAGCTAAACTATACAACAGCAAATAACAGGATTACAGCAGAGTTTGAAGCAGATACGCACAGAGAAGTGTTTACTCAAATCTCAAGATTTCAAGAAGTCTTTGAAGAAAGTAAATGTGGAAAGTGTGGTTCTGAGAACCTAAGATTTGTAGTTAGAACTGTGGACGAAAATGAATACTATGAACTACGATGTGCAGACTGTGGGGCCAAACTTGCTTTTGGCTCTATGAAGAAGGGTGGAGGTCTGTTTCCCAAGCGTAAGGATGGCGACACATGGCTACCAGATAATGGCTGGCTCAAGTGGAACCCAAAGACCAAGGCTATGGAATAGAGGTTCGCATCATAACCTAGTTTAAACATAGAGATTTAAAACATTAACTAGTTTATTCTAGATTCAGATTGTTATCTCTATTACGAGGGGGCAGAAATGCCCCCTCTTTTTATGCCTGTGGCAAATAATCTACAGTGAAGTAGAGGCCATAAGATGCTTTTTGTCCAATCTCAATTGGTGAAGAACTAAGAGATATAAACCAATCGTGCCTCATGAAATATCCAACGTCTTCTTTATTAAAATCGTCTCTGGTTAAGCCGTTGCCAATCGCTGTCATTTCTGAGTCTACATAAGCACCATAACTTCCAGCCGTATCTGCTGGACTACTATTAAGTCCGCTAGGTCCGGGGGAATTAGTTAACAACATAGGTGTAGGTTTATCACTTGCTCTGGGGTTAAATGTAGTCCAAGTAAATGTACCTTTAGCTCTGTGAGATAAACTTGCGGCACTTTCTTCTGATTGTGGATGTCTACACTCATAAACATATGTAATAACGTCTACAGCGTGGTTTTCAATGGTGCTTCTATCATATATAACAATGGTAGGTTGATTACAAACTACAGGTTCATCATACTCAAATCTAATGTTTAAAGTTGATTTATGATTTGGTAATCTGCTAATATTTAAAGGATCAGCTCCATTAATTTTAACAGTACCTTGCTCACCCGTTCCCAAGCCTGTAGTATCACCCTCAGTTACGTATTGATTGTTGTTAAGCTGATTTCCAGTTTCTCTACCAAGCTCATCTGTGACCCATGTAGTCTGCTGAGATTCAGTCAGGGGAACTGGAACTCCAAAACTACTGCCAAAAAAACCAATACCACTGCCAGTATTATGATCTAGCAAGTCCTGAGAATCGCTCAACTTTTGATTTCCATAAAATGTGATAGTAGCTGGCATAATTGGGTCTCCGTTATTGTAGGGGGTACATATTAATATACACGAAAAATTAGCTGAAAGTAGCTTTAATATAGTTGTGGAATTGGGTTCCAGTGGTAGCGGCTACAGGCTTATGTAGGCATAATCCTATATCATTATGGACATAGACAAAGACCTCATATTCGCCCGGATATGGGTTATTTGGATCTTGATTATCTAATACACCAATTTGAGTAGACTTGACTCCTGTGACCCTTTTTTGCCCCGCACCGCTAGCTCTAGAACATCTTGTCATAGAGCTTTGAGGTTTTGGGCCATAATCCATGTGGTATACTTCATAACACTGGGAAAGGTCGCAAATCATCTCAGCGTTTTCACCTCCATTTGGAGAAGGTATTACTAATTTATATGGGAATTCCTGCGGTTCAAAATCCCGCCCCCGCATTTTGAAAGTTGTTTTAGTTGGATCACCACCTCCATAAACCTCTTGATAAATTGAAGCATCTGGTGTAATTTCGTCACTTTTTGCAAAAGTAAATGCTGGGGTTCCACCTCCTGTAGTACACTTAACCCATACACCTCTTCCACAATCTATTATATCGCCTGTCACAAAGGATTCTGGCGCACCAGAAAATTGTATAGAAAATTGATTACTTAAACCAATAACAGGCTCTGCCCATACAAATCCATAGTAAGTAAGAAATCTACCCCTTCTTGTAGTACTCAAGTTCCAATATTCTTTGGGTCGTAACACTTCTGTCTCGCCACCTTCCTTTGGCGGGATTACACCAAGTGGCACTCCTTCTCCATCTCTGTTAGTAGTATAGCTTCTTATGTCGTTGTGTTTATCTCCAAACGTAGGAACTCTAAAATCATACCTACAAGCAGTATCACCAACATCAATAGTGGTCTCTTCCATTTCCTCGCCATTCCACTTTTGTACTTGATATTCTGTCTCCGTATAGCTTGGAAAATCTGAAAAATGTAGAGGAACTGCATATTGTGGTAGCCACATACACAACTCTCTAGGCCAACCGTCCCACACTTGTACGTTCATAGCAGCTGTTCCAAAACTATCTAAACTATCTAAAGAAGATCCGTAAACTTGAGTAGTCCCAGATATCATCTTACCCGTAGTGTCGTTTACCCAACCTCCAATACCCGGAAGTATGGTTAAACTAATACCACCACCAACAGCGCCACCATAGAATATACCTTGAGTTCCATATACTTGTTCTGTGTCAACATTTAAAGTCCAAGCTCCCTTATTAAAAGCTAATCTTCTACTACATGTCATACCAATAGCGTTAGCTCCACGGTATGCACCGTCATCTCCATATATATCGTAAGCAGCTTGAGGTCTGTTGAGAGGCTCCTTGGTAATATAAGCATCGTACTTAGGGCCGGGGTATCCACCCGGAGGAGCGTCTCCATAGATATGCTGATAAGCTGCCGCATTAGTGCCAGCGAAAGGACCAAAAGTTCTACCTCCAAACAAATTTGTGCCGACATCGTAATTAGAAAATTCTCCACACACAGTGTAATGATCTCTTGCTGCTTTCTCCATATTTCTAGTAAGCGATGTGTTTCCAGCATTTGTGTCTAGATGAGCATAAACGTCAGCGCTAAGTAGTGAGTACTGAATAGTCGATGGATCATTAGGTTTAGAATTAGTTGCGGTGGCTACCATCGTTTTAGACCCATCTTCTTGCACTACTTCAATATCAGGTCCAAACCAAAATCTATCTAGAGTACCATCGGTTGCGTTATTATTATAATTCCTACACAATTTCGCTAAATTGATTTCTGTACTATCGTCAATTGTATTAATTAAATATAATATTGATTCATGATCTTCAATTGGAGATCCGTCATAGTTTCCATCGGCTCCTCTTAGTGGACCACAAGCAGCAACATCAGCAGGAGTTTGATTTTTGTCATGTCTTCCTACGCCGGTAGCGTGACCGTTAGAAAATACTGGCCCCCAAAATAATTTTATATCATTGCATGTAATACTGTCAATAATAGTTTCTTCATTATCTCCAACTGGTACGCTGACATTAATTCTAGAAGAATAAGCATCTTTGTTTTCACTAAGTTTGCCACCCATTATTTTTGGTTTATCATCGTCGGTAGCGGTGTCCTTCCCTGTCATGCTGTGAGAGGTATCTTGAATATAGCCCCTTAATCCTATTGCAGTAGGGTGATTTGTAATGCACTTATGCACCTCATCAATACACTCTTGCCCAATATTAATTCTAGTGTCATCTGCCTTTCTAAAATACGAATCTGAACTAGCCAAAAACTTTGCAAACAGCCAAGGGCTAGTAAAAGCAGGCGGTCTAATCTCTACCACACCGCCTTCACCCATACGTAACAACAAGTTTTCCCCGTCTACATTTATGCAAAGTGCAATTTCTCCAGTTCTAAATATTTGTCCACTTCTATTTACCACTCTTACTTTTTCTACCTGATTATCATATTTATCATCATCAGCGTTCCACTTTTGAATTATATTAGGACCGAAAGCTTGTGGATTATTATCTTGAATAGCTAGAGGAATGGCTAGGCCAGTTCTGTAATCCCATAGTTTAGCAGGAGGTTCTGAACCATAAAATTCTGAAGATTCATAATCAAGATTATCTTTATCTAAAGCTGGAGCTAAATTATCTGCTGCATCTATATCTTCTAGCAAGCTTACTAAAAATATAGAATTAGTTTCCCACATACTTTCATTAGCGTTGTAATATAACTTAAGAGGAGCCGCGACCATAGAGGCATAATCAAATTCTGTTAAATTTATATCACCAACATATATACCTGTAGATACTTTGTCTTGTTCTATTGCGTATCTTTTTGCTCCCAACGTGTGTTTAAAAGCGTACTTAGCACCACTCTTTCTCCGTGGGTGATCTGCTATTAAAGTTCCCCCCTTAAAAGCAGGAACTCTTTCTTTTCTTTCTATATGTTTCTTGTGAAAATATAATTTATTTAAATATTTCATCTGGAAACTTTCGTTTGCAACAGTTTCTGACTTCGTATACTCTTGCCACAAAGATCCAAATTCACTATTCTGTATTTTTCTAATTTTCTTTTCTTTATCTGCAACATTAACTTGTTTAATACGTTCAGCGTATGACTTAGTATCTACATAAGTTATAAGTTCTTGAACTTCTTCTTTTGTCATTGAAGTTTTTTGAACCGCACCATTACCCATGTTTTCCATGTAGTACCAAGTTTCGCCACCACCTGTGTCTTCCTGACACCAATCCAGCACCTTCTCAGCTATAGCATTTTTTACAATGGGTGGTACTCCAGCGGCTTTTTTTACTACCTTGAATTCTCCATTAGACATAATAGCCAAACCAAATTTAGCTAATTCTCCTAAGTAAAAGTAATGACCAGAATCTACACAAGATATAGCATTTCCTTTAAACATTTATTCTTCTCCTAATCGTAGTAACTTATTTCGTGATCATCATCGTGACCATCATGATACAAAATTAAATCCGTGGGTTGTCCCATAGCTGGGAATATATTATGCCAAGTAGTCGATGCTGGATGAAACATTTCTTCAATGGTGGTGGATATGGAATGCCAATATTGTCTCAAATAAGAATACTTATTAGCTAATAGCATTCCTCCCATCTCTGCTGTATCTTTAGCGCTTTGTATAGAAGATGCATATTGCTTGTATGGATATGGAGAAAAGTCACGGTATCCTACGGGGAAATTAACATTTTGATGAACACCGTTAACCATTGCGCTTTCTACTCTTACGTCGATATTAATTGAGTTGGAAGGATTTTTTTCACCTCTAGCAAGAGGAGTTGATCCATAATTTGATGTAGACACTCTAGCAGATTCTAAAGCATGGAATTCAGCACCAGCCTTAAACTTGGAAAAATTATCTCTACCACTAATAACATTTTTTCTAATCAAAGCATTAACATGATCTTGAAATTTTTGTTGGTTTCTGCTTAATTTTTTAATATGCTCAGTTCTTTGTCTAGCCATCTTTCCAAAGCTAGGAGTGTAAGAGTCTAGAGTCACATTAGTTTTAATACCTTGAGTACTAAAGTTTGTATTGATACTGGTAATAGCTGGTCCACCTCGTAGCAAGCCTCCAAGCGTGATACCTTCAGGCCAGCCAACCATTGTGAAAGAAGCTCTTTCAGTATCTAAGTCAGAACCAGCAGTTCCATTTAAAAGAGTTTGAGCTACTGCGTCCATCCCAGCATAGCTACCATACGTCCAAGGGGATAAGCTTTCGTCATGAATATACTCTAATTCCCCAGAGTCTATAGCACTATTATAATAAGGCCCATAAGATCGTTGCGTAGAAAGCATAGGCACAGCTACATTTAAAGGATATATTGATGCTGGAGAAGCAACTTGTATTCTATTGTTAATAGAAAATGTCAAGCCATCTACAGCTTTTTCTATAGCGCTAATATTCTTAGGATCTGATACTGGCTGACTTCCCAGCAATTGTCCCTCTGTAGGATAGTTTGCAATTACGCCGTTCATTCCCGGCATTCCTATTGTCGCGTCCCACCTTAAATAATGTTGTATTAATGCTGGATTTACATTAAAATTCATAGCTCTAGCTTGAGCTTCTTCATCTCCAATGCTAATTCTAGGTACAGTTATTAAAACATAGACATGAAAACCTTCATTATAAAAGTCAGGAGACCAGTTAGCTTTTGCTCTCAGTAAGTCTATTGTTATCAGCTGTCCTGCTGAACCGGGGACGAAGACATCGACTTTACCTGCTCCGTCGTCCACATCCATATTATCAATATCGTATACTGTTGGTAGTGTTGGATTTTCATCTTCTGAAGATGGTTGAAATTGAGGTGGAGGTATAATGTATGGCTTTACTTTTTCGACTTGTTTTCTTTCGCCAGTTGTTGGGTCGGTAATCGTTTGATATCCAGCCTCTATTATTTCTATTGGGCCAGCGCCATTTCCAGCTACCTGCGGGGAAACTTTAGTCAAAGGTGGAGCTATGTAATAGTTGCTATCCAAATCTGCTAAAACGTGTAACGATCCACCAAAGTAACAAAAAGAGTTTTTGTCTAATCCTTCTACGTCAAAATCTCCTGCTGGAAATTTTACATAAGTCCCTGTTCTACCCTCTTGAGAAAAGAAACCGCTTAAAGCAGGAGGAACCAGATTTAAATTTCTTGGGTCCATTCCCCCTTGTGGTTCTGGATAATAGCTAAAAACAAAACTACCTTTTTCAGAATTATATCCTATATCTAGTGCGCCTTTTTTTCTTATACTTGTAGGCTTGGGGGTTCCACCGAAATTCGCTGGGTACAGCATTGTATCTTTAGTACCCTTATTCCAACCGCCCTGTGCCAAAGTCAGGTCAACCGCACCCTCAGCGTTTCTAGGAGCAAACCCATAAGGATTACCAACAGACCATCCGTTATTATGCATTTGAGGAATTTTTACTAAGAATTTTTTACCCAGACACTCATCGGCAACACTCTTTAAAAAGTTATAAACTATCTGAAGATTCTTTAACCCTCGTTTTGCTTGAGCGCCATCAACAGCTGTATTAGCTCCACCAGATTGAGCATTAAAAGCATCGTTCCCGGTATTTTTTTCATCATTGTTTGCAGCATCTCCTTTGCCAGATTTTTCTAATCCAGTGTTAGGATTACCAACAGCGCCACCACTAAAAGCGCCTAGTCCAGAAGCTCTTTTCCAATACAAAGGCCAACCGTAAGGAGGGCTACAAATTTGTTTAGTTACTGCGTATCTTTCGTTATCACCCGCCCAATTATTTAAATCTTTTGGATGAGGAGGCCAACAACATCTTGGCACAGTAATTTCTATTTGTCCACCACTTCCGCTACCTTCTCCTATTCCACCACTCCCGTCTCCTTTTTCATTTCCTTCAGCTCCACCATCTCTAATGTCCCCATTTACAACATACTCCCAGTATTTACGATTGTATTGATTTAAAAAGTTAAGCCACTGATCAAATGATACGTCAGCAGCTCTCAATTCCATCTCAGTTGTTACGTAGTATTGTCCCACACCAAAAGCTGTAACACCACTTGCATCTAATATTATTTGGCTCCAAGGACCATAACCTCTGGGTATAGTCACCATGCCAGTTCCTAAAGTTCCGTAATATGGAAGAATTTGATTTTTTAAACTATGTTCTAATTTCCACGGTCCCTGTGCAGGCCAAAGGTCATGCTGCGCAGTAAAATAATACATCATAACTTCTTTTGCGCCAGTTATAAACCTATCGGTTACAGCGCTCTGCATCTCTGTGCCAATATCTTTATTCTCAATCCAGAACGGCGTATCAGCAATATATGCCGACGCTCCTGTACCTCCAGCCACACTTCTGTCAACTGTAGATACTTTAATAACACCATCAGCCTGTACTACTCCTCTCCAGTTGCTATACCAATTTGTTATTTTATCAGCTTTACTACCACGGGTGTCAATAGCCATGTGAGTTTCTTCTAAAGGAAGTAAAGATACTAACATTTCATGATTAGAAGCTTCGCAAAGTTCCATGCATAAATCTAATATACTTATAGTATCATAATTAATTTTATAATTTGGATCTGGTATAGGCACTTCTGACAAATCTACAACATAAGTCTTTCCTCTGAATTTTATAAATCCACCGTATTGTGAATATTCATCCCCTTGTAGTACTGGAGTCTCATGACTACCCATCAAAGCGTTCATAGCCTGCACAATTCTAAAAAGTGGCATTCCAAGCTCAGACCTTAAAGAAAGACCAATTCCTGTTATTATGCGTCCCTGCGTGTAAGCAGCGCCAACATCATTAAATTCTTTTGGTGGAAAAGTATATGATTTTTGGAGATTTGATTGAATCATAAAATTAGCACGATGATCGTCAGATACATGTTCTAAAAATCCATATATATTAATTAAATTATTATTAGAATAAGTTGTGCCAGCATGATTATTTAATAATAAGCTTACATTAGATAATATCTCTCTAGGATCTGTTAAAGTAACTGTATATAGCTGACCACTATTTGGGTCTTCATTATAATTCCACGATTGAACTAAACCCCCAAAGGCAAAGTGCCTTGACTTTACGACATCTCCAGTAACAGGATCAGTGTCAGTTTCATAAAACTGTTTATGTTCATCATCGCTATATCTATATAAATCAGAAATAGCTTTTCTAAAACCGCCATCACTTGCATATTTTTGTTTATCTCCAAAGCAGAACCAAGCTGGCTGACCAACCGTTGGAGTTATAAAAGAATCACCCTCATCATTAACTAATGTCACATTAAGCTGTGAAGGACTTTCTCCAAATCCTCCACTACATGAAAATGATACTATGGTAGATCCAAGGAAACGCTGCTGGTCTACTTTGTCTGGTGGAGGGGTAGTTGCTGTATATTCAGGTGCTGAAAGTGCAGTCCTAATGGAAGGAGTGCCACCACCACCACCAGTAGGGGCAGGAGTAGTGGTAGTCTCTTTTCCCTGTATTTCTACTTTGAAATAATCAGTTTTATCATCCATTGGATCTGATGCTTGTTTTGGTTGTGACATTTTTATTCCTCGTAAACCCATGATTTTTGTCTAACAAATCTTCGTTCCGCAGACTGCCAAGATGTAGAAGCAGAAGATTCAAATACAATATCACCGTCAGGCTTATACTCATCTTCTATAGCTTGTGTCCCCGGACCATCAGCGTCACCAAAGCCTGCTTTGTAAACTACTTCTATACTGAAGTCTCTTTGCAATTCAGTCTTAGCATACGTATCCTGCAATATGGGACCACTTGGCCTGCCCATTACGGGAATGACTGCGTGTATTCTGCGAGACGGTCTATTGGTAACATCTATTCTTTCGTATACCACATTGTCTACTTGGTATTCTGCTCTATTATCATATTCTAGCGTAAATTCGCAAGTTCCTGCACCATAATTCTTGCTAACATTTTCTGATAATGGATCTTCAACGGTTATATTTATACCTACTTCACCAATTTTATCTATAGCAGCGTCTTTCAGCGCTGAAAAAGCTGAGTAAGCATTAGCAGCTAATATTGAATCGCTTAACTTGGCTCCTTTTTGTAATCCCTGAATTGTGCCTGATATAGAACCCCTATCTCTAGGCTGGTCGTAGGATGCATTTTTGGATAAACTAAAACCTCCCATAGCTGTCGTGCTAGCATCTAACTCTTGAGGTACTAAAACAAAGGTGGATGAATAAGTGACGCTCCCGGTTGTTACATCTGAGCTTGAATTAGCAACAATATTACAAACATCCCATGCTTCAGAAGAGTCTAATACATCATACACTTTACCCTTCGTGTGCAAATAGACTGTGCCTGAATCAAATTGAACTTTAGAGTCTACAAATGCTCTAGCATCATCGACATCTAAAGCGGTGGCAGTGATAGTCTCTGTGCCTCTGACTACGGAGCTACTGAGCATTTCAGTCATCGCCTGATCCAAATACCCCATGCTTTCGTCTTCGCTTACCTCAAACGACCAAGAATATTCTATATGATCATTGTCCATATCGTCAGTGTCAAAAGCTTCAAATACAATAGTATATTCGCCATAATTTACGAACTTACCTTCTGGTATGTCTATAGAAACAAGATTTGCTTTTTCCCAAGATTGTATTAATGCCCCGTCTCCAGTATTTACTTCTAAAGTTACATCTTTTTTCTTTATAGCATCCTGCATCTGTTCTATTTGACCAAAAATATATTGAGCTTGCTCTTCTCCCGGTAGGGTTTCCCGTTCAATAAAATACCCATGTAAAGTAATAGTATCTTTTCTTGCTACTTCATTGTCAGAAGTACCTTGAGGATGTAAACCCCGAGACCTTTCAGAAATTATTTGTGAAGAAATAGATACAAGCGGGGCTGGAGCTGGGAAGACGTATGCACCAGCCACAGAATCTCCAAAACCTTTCTGCTTGCTAGCTTCTCCCGGTTTATATAAAAAGACTTGTTGACTTTTTTTATTTTTAAATTCCATTATAACACCGTAATTGTAAATGTTTTTGAATACGTCGATCCATTAATTTTAGCTTCAATAGTTGCTGATTTTTCCCCGGCTTCCCCTTCGTATTTTTCAGATGTCATCAACTTATTGCCAACCACTTTAAAAATACTACCACTACCTTCAAACTTAACTTCTCTATCTACAGATCTTGTTTTACCGTGCCTCTCGTCAGGTTCGCCGTTGTAGCTAAGAATTCCTACTATCATATTTTTTGGAGCAGGAGTATACATAGTTTTATTACTTAATAATATTACAGTCTCTGGATCTTCTGCGTCTTCATTCTTATCGTCTGGAAAGACTCTTATTGTCATGTGGAAATTTTTTTGCTCTGGAGGACTTCCAAAGGAAGGCAAAGGTTTGATATTACCTACGGCTTTAACTCTGCAAACGTAAGAGTCTCTTGTTTCAAAATTTAATTCTCCTAAAGAAGACAAGATGGCTTGTTCTATGCCTCCTCCGCTTACTGTAAACTTTTCATTATCATAGCCACCAAAAGCGTCATTTTCATCCTCATCCATTTTCCATTCTACAAACTGATACCTTCTGTTGTACTCTGCCGCAGTCATCATTTCCTGATTAAGTTTTATCTTGACTAACCCACCATCTTCATCGAATTTTCTTTCTATTAAATTAAATATAGGATCTGTATATATCCAGCTCATACTTAATGTATATTTTCTTTCAGAAGGGTTATAAGATTCTTGCACATCACCAACAACGGCTACATTGCCTTCAGGAATATAAGACGCTATTACATTGTCAACAGAGGCTTTCTCTGTAATATTATCGTAACCTTCTGCAAAAACAACTTCTATGTTGACTGTTTTTTGGTTTTCTGTTCTACTGTAAGTACTTTGTAAAACAGGACCATTAGTTTTACCAAGAACTGGAACAATTGCAAAAGTTGGAGTAGATCGTTGTATATCTTCTGAGATTCTTTCGTAAACAGCGTTGCTGACAAAATAAGATTTAGTTACTTCATATTGATATGAAAAAGTTATTGCCCCAGTTTGATTATCTATTCCTATATCTCTGGATATTTCAGATCCTTTTTTATTTCTATCCGTATTGCTTAATCCTCCACCGCCACGAACATCTCTAACATATTCAGAGTCCAATAAGCCTTCAAAATCTCTAGCGTAAAAAAATATATTATCTTCAAAATCTTTAAAAGATTCGTAAGGAGTCGTATCTTCGTCACAACTTAAAGCGGTTCCAGAAATTGTTATGACAGCTGGTCCTGAGTTATAGGATCTTGATATTTCTACGCTAAGACCGCATACTAAGTCTTGTTTTAAAGCGCTTGGTATTAATATCATCGTTTGTTCAACAGTCACTTCTGCGCCGGTGACAACTACATTATTTCGACTACCTTGAAGTTTTCTTACATTAAAAACTCTACCATCTCCAGCGGCTTTAACTGTATCACCGTCGCTCAACATGTGGTCATCTTTTATAGATTTAATTACATCATCAACGTTCAAGCCAGTAGCAGTTATACTTTCTGAGCAGGTATAATAAGAGTCGCTGACTATAGCTCCATTAGTATCTACGTATCCCATGCTATAATCTTGAGACATATCAAGACTGTAATTAAGGTCTATAATATTATCAGTATCTAACTGAGTAGATTCAAAAGAAGCTACAAATTTTCCGTAATGAGTATAAGCGCCTTCTTCAAAAACAATATCTAATAATCTACAATTAGAAAAAGTAGAAACAACGCTACCTCCTTTGTCTTTAATTTGTATTTTATATTCTTTGTTGTTTGTAAACTTATCCCTAAGACCTTTTTGTTCTTCTAAAATACTTTTAGCATTATCCTCCGAAAATGTTTCATAAACATGATAGCCTATAACTCTAACCGTGTGAACTTTGGTTAGCCCTTCTCTTTTCCTATCAACAAAAGCAGCAGTAGAAACTCCAACAAGAGGTGCAGGGTTGTTTTCAAAAGATTCTATTACGTCAAATATTTCGCCGTCACCATCTTCATCTTGAGGTTTGACGGCTCCAAACAATTCTTTATCCATTAAAATCCTCCTCTACCAACTAGAAATGCAAAATTATTTATATTTGCAATATTATTTTCTAGCTCCTTAGCTCCTTCAGTGTTTTCAACGTTTTCACCAAAAGGAACCTGACCAAATAAATTAATTCCACTACTGTATAATCTTAATTCTCCAGAAGTTTGGAGATCTCGTTGCATAATTAAGTTCATATTATTATACACACTGCCAGTACTTGGACCCAAACTTATTAGAGGCATAACGCCAGAATGTGGGGCAAATCTACCGTCAGATATTAAAGGCATGGTAGCGACTTCTGCTTTGCCGAAAGCATAGCCACCGCTGATTTTTTCTATATATGGTCTATGAATAACATATCCTTTTTCCAATTTGTCCTGACCAGAAACTTCTATAAATATTTGCCCCTGCCTGTCAGAGTGAACTCTTCCATCAAAGAATACATTTTTATTACTAACAGAACCATTAGAGAAATTGAACTTCATATCAACCTTATCTGGTATACTGCCAAACACACGCCCAGAAATATATGTATCTGGATGTGAAAATGCTGGCCTGAGCTTTCTAAGCATACCATCGTATGCATAAGTAGCGCCACCTTCTGCAACTTCTGTGTTATTGTTGTTAGAGAAAAGATGATTACTTGCACCAACTGCTAAGATATAATCTCCATCATTTCTTCTAGCTCTACTTAAACCTAAAGCAGATCCGAAGAATGTATTTTCTCCAGAGTTTTGAACTCTTGTGTTATAACCCTGACCAACAACTTTATGTATGGTCGTCCATTGCTGCGTTTTATCTCCCCAATTATCTATTTTATTTTCGTAAGTAAATACTGCTCCATGATTAATAACAACATCTCCACTTGCAGGTAGTAGAGACCTGTTAGCTGATGAGCCTAAATCAGTAGAATTAACTTTGGGAATAGCAAATTGCTCGTTAAATTCTTTCCTCATAAACGTTCCCGGCGTGTGTTCAAAGAACGTTTCAAAGTCATGCCCCGGAGCAGATATAGCTAATATATCTCCTTCAAGAGCTATATCATAACCAAACATGTCAGGCATAAATGCATGATCTTTTAAGAATTCATCAGAGTATGAATTAGGTCCAATTAAAGATTCTGAATTTAAAGTATTAATACCAGAGAATCCAACGTTAATTTCTTCCGGTCTAAATTTCTGAGTTACATCCCAAGCTATACCATCTGTAATTTCCCGAGATCTATTAAAGCTGCCAACGCCAGATCCTATTACTCCAGTTCTTTCCACAACATACACGGCTCCTGCCCCTCCATTGAATCCAATCTCTGCGCCATATATACCTTCTGAAGATTGATCAATAACGTCTTTCCAAGTGACAATATCCTGCTCGTCTTTGTATACTGCGAATGGAGCGCCTACGTATAATTTATCTTTATGTAAAGTTACTTTGTATCCAAACAAATCGCCGGGATAGCCAGAATTAAATACCTTTAGATCTAGATGGTCATGTCCAGTTTCTCTAAGTATTGGAGGTATTAAATCTCTATATCCAGCATCTTCATATGTAACTCCATTATATGTATCATGTAGCTTAGTCTTAGATGCGTAAGCTGCCTGTACTGGCTCAAAATTATCAACGTACCAAGCTTGTTCGTATGCTTTCTTAGCGGCTACTCCCGCAGATGTAGGTCTCATACGAGCAAATCTTTCACCGGGAGGAATTTGAAGTTCTTTAGGAAGTTTTCTAAATTTACCCGGATCAACAGCGTCCATCAACCCAAGCATACCATCGAACGGCTGTCTTACAAATTTATTCGGAGGAACAGGAGTAATTTGCTTCTTTCCTTCATCGTCAGAATATTTATTTAATGCCAATTCATTGCTTGGGTACTGACCAAATCTATGATTTAAACCAGAGTTTTCTGGATAAGCATTAATTAATCTACTAGGAGAAGATCTTTCAGGGGAAATTATTTTGAACTCAGACTCGTACTGTCTACCGTAATTTTCGCTATCAAAACTAGTGGCTGGATACATTCCAGTGAGAAAACTAACGAGACTTGGATTAACACGAACGCCATCTTCTAATAAGGTGGTACGTCCTTGGATTAAACTAGCATCACTAATAACTGTTACTCTAGACTTGTTATGTCCAGAGAAAAATCCTGCTTGATGGTATATAGCCTGAGCTACTACCATTGGGCCATCAGGAATATCGGGAGCGTTGGCTTCAGTTCCATATCCAGCCGGATCGTCTTCGGCGCAAACATCACTATTTGCAGCAAAGCAGTACTGTGCGCTAGAGTTGCTAATTTCTCTAACTACATCATATTCATATGAATAAGCGTCAGTTCCCGGCACTATAGTAAGTACATCTTCATATATAGGAATTGGTCTGTTTTCATCTATTTTTTCTAACGCTTTAACTCTGACACCAGATATGCTTACTAATCTATTAGTCCTTAAATATTCTGGATTACTTTGTAATTCATATTTCTTTCTACATCCAGTTATAAATATATCAAAACTAGGAACACCAGAAGGTATTTGTATAAAAGCTTCATATTCTTTTCTATTTTCAGTTCTAAGTTCTTCGTGAAACCCATGTTTTATAGTAGTTAAAATTATATCTCCAGAATCACTTTCGTCTTCTACATTTATTCCATTCTCGACGGCTGTGGCTTCACTTGGATGGCTTACTGTTGTTGAACAATTATTAACAAATACTTCAAGAGGAGAACTTTCTAATTCACTTTCACTAGAAACAGAAAAGAACAATTTGAATAGATTAAATTTATCTTGATCTTCTTTAGGTTCTTTAACATCGAAAGTCACTTTAGTTATGCCCGTCCTGAATGTTGGCACTCCCTGCTCTTCCGTAATTAAATCTGATATTGGTAGGTCAAAGTAGGCAACCCGAGAAGCAGAATTCACTTCAATAGGAACTACATCGTGGGAATAACCACGACCTCTACCTCTACGACCAAACGGTGGATTATTAATATAGAATTCTTCTATTCTCGTATTTGGGTCAGTAGGAAATCCTGCCCACAGACGACTACTCTCATTAATATTAATAAAGTAACTAGTGAGTTGCCAATCTCCGACGACGTTTCTAGTAGAAGCGTAAACATTATTACCATTTAAAAATCTTGGTTTCATTGTAAGGTTAAGTTTTTCACAAATGTACTCAGCTATTTTGGCTTTATTAATAAGAGAAGGATTAATAGCACCAGTACTTGGATCAAAATCTTCACCATCAGAATCTTGACCATAAGTTATTACTAACTTTTTATTCTTAAGACGTAAAAATCTTTTGATATCTTCTATTTCTTCGTCGGAAGGATAGTCATTACTATTAGCTATCCAAGCAACATCGTAATATTTTGAAACATCATAAAGCTCATGAGTAGGAACATTTGTGTCTAACATGTTGATTCCTAAGCCAAGCATTTGTATTTGAATATCAGAAGACGCATAACCGTCTTGGTAAGAAGCTCTTTGTGTAAATCCACCAACCTGTGCAACCTTGCAAGATCCGTTTACATCCTTAGCTAAAAGATTAAAATAGAAATTAAGATTTACATCGCCAGCACGTAATACTAATGATTCTTTCTTTTCTGTATAAGTTCCAGCTATAAGAATAACTGAAGATTCAGTAAAGGCTTCAAATCTTTCTTCAGCACAAAAATCAAAAGTATCAGATATCTTTTCAAGTCTTTCTGTTGTTTCATAAGGTACACTAGCTTTAGATTGTAATAATGCATCTTGACCATTATATTCTTCAGGGTCAAAAAAGAGACTCTGGCTAATAGTATTATTAATATTATAATCTATCGCTGAGAAATTACCACTCTCTGCTGACCACATGTATTGTATCCCAGAATATGCTATATCAGTGAAGTCATAGTATGGTACTCCCGGCAAAGGTTCTTTGAATCCAACAAATGTTTTTACAAAGGTTTCATAGTCAGGAGTTGCGGGAACGTTAATGGTTTTACTTATTGACTCGTAAGCAGTCATAATTGGCATAGGCTCACTAGCTTCTCTATCATTCACGCTTAATACTGGTGGGCAAAACTCGTCACATATTGTACAATCCCAATCATTACAGGTTGTGTGAGAGCCATACATAAACCCTAAATTATGCTGATAGTTGAGCAAGGTAGATTCCCCTTTACAGCTTCTGTAGACGCACTGATCTGTATATTTAGCTCTTAAATCTCCCTCGTGAACGATTGGTAGTTCACACCTACTGTGCAACTCTCTGTACTGTTGAATACGTCCAGCTTCACTTGAGCTTAGACCGTCTATCTGTTCTAATATAACAAATGGATCGCTAGATTTCCTCATGCCATAAGGTAGGTCACAACTATAAAGATCAGATTTACCCTCATCATAGAATCTAATATCAGCTACGCCAGAGGCTCTTAACGGAATTGGGGTGGATATAGAATTGGTAGTCTTTGATGGCACAAAAGATGTACGAACATTGAAGAATAGTCCAGTGTCTTCCAGCAAAGCGTCATAACGATTTCTAGATGGATAAACTCTTAAGTTTATATCTAATGATTTTAATATATAATTTATTATTTTGTTTGTATCTTCATATACTCCACCTTGTTCATATAATGGATCGTCAGCAACTAAGACAAGATGTCTATCTCCATAAGCCAACCACTCTCGGATGTTATCTAATATCTCATCACTAGATGCGTCTATCTCTGGAGTAATTATAAAAGCCAAGCCAGCATCTTGAGGTATTTTCTTATCTTCAGAAAAACTAGTTCTAGAGAAATCATAACCCCTGCTAGCAAACAGATTGCGCATAGAAGTAAGGAAAAGTCCAGAATCTTCTTCTGGAGCAATGCTTTCATGTTTATTTCCAAACTTGTAATACTCAACTACTTTTCTAGAGTGCGGATAGTAGTCTCTACTTTCTAATAATCTAACAGCTCCAGCGTTTGTGTAATTTTGCCATTGCCAATCAGAACCACCGTATCCAGTAACCTGTTCTCCTCCAGCCTGATCATACCTAAACCATGTCATCGCACTGTCTCTTTCTCCAAGACTATCAGTTGGAGAACCTATCGCAACTAAGCTACCATCTTCATTAACATCTACACTATAGCCCAATCTAGCTGTTGGTATGTATCGTGAGTACAATCTATCCCATGATCCAACTCCAGAAAACAACGAACTATAGGAAACAGTTTTAATTTTATTGTATGAATTCAAGTTGGCATAAAGAATAAATTTATATTTCAGCGACTCTGAAGCATTAGAATATATATCTCTTAATAAATCAAACGGAGAAGATTGATTTACTATTTCAGTTATATAACGCTCATAAGCTTGATAGGCTTCTCCAAACGTTTGATTCAATCTTTCTGCTTGATGATCTACAGATAGGAACTCAGTGAATCTCCCGTTAACCACCGACGAGTCAAGGATATTATCATATCTATCATTATATTCCCATATTTGTACAGCCTCTTCACAGAATGGAGAGCCTATTACAATTACTTTACCATCATCACTAATCGCTACATCGTGACCAAATCTGTCAGAAACATCATTGTTATAGGTAGAAGGAGATTCGATATGCTGAACTAATTCAAAATTGCCATGATGCTCTCTCTCGAAAACAAATACAGCACCACCACTTGCTGGGGGATAATTAAACTCAGAAGCATTTGTGTTAAAAGTTCCAATATCATTAGCTATAAGATTAAACCCACCACTATTTTTTAGTCTAGTCTGGTCAGTTAAGTCTTTTAAACATTCAATAGATTGAGTTATCCAATCTTCATCTGATTTTACAGTGACATTAAATTCTGTATAGCCGGGAGTATTATTGAAATATTTTAATCCATTAGCATATGAATAATCTTTTACATACTCTATAAACTTATTAATTGCACCCTGAGTTAAACCTCCATCAAAATAACCCACAGCGTTAGTTCCTAGAGATCTTGAATTATCTATGTAAATACCAAACAGTGGTGGTATCCCGTTGTGCAAAGCTGAACTGTCTAGAGGAAATCTTTCATGGTAAACATTTATAAGCTCTTGTAACATAATACTTTCTTGATCTTTATATTCTTGTGAATTAAAATCAAAGTTGTAGTGTCTATTTACTAGATGTTTACTAACAAAATCTGGCTGTGGATAATCAAATTCATCAGACTCTGAGAAAGGTAGATCTAAACCTAACAGCGGTTCCATTAATATAATTTCAATATCGAACTCTACAGGTGGATCAGAAAAATACCTATACAACACATCTCTATTATTTAACTCTTCAATAATATTTCGCCAGCTAGTATTTGCTGGATTAGTTACAAGCTCATTATTAAATACCATTAATGCAATTTTTACTGGAGTCGTAGCAATGGGAGAGAATTCTCTTGTCCACAGAGAGCCGGGACCACCCGCAACTATGACTTCTTTAGCTCCTCTAGAAGCTGAATCAAGAGAGTGACCAAGCTGTCTACCTTCTCCAACATTGACCCAGTTTCTAATAGTAGCTTCAAAATCTAACTTATCACCGGCATCATCTTTAAACTCCTCTGTAGTTTCAAAATAATAATCCCTACGGAAACCCACAGGTAAAACAAGTTCTTGCTCTAAAACGAAAGGAGCTTTGTCATCTTGATCTGTCCAGCTATAGCCTGTAGCTTCTGGGGCTTTTTTGTATATGTAAATTTTACCAGCATCTTTTAAATTGTAAGAAGCGGTATCAGAGTTTAATAAATCGTCAACACCAACTGGGGCATCTTCAAACGGAGCGCCAATAATAACCCTGTCGCCCAAAACTGTTACAGCCTTGCCAAAGTTATGATTACTTTCAATGTTTGACACGGGGGCTGTCAGTTTAAGTCCAGTGTAATTAATGTTTTTATTAGGGTCTCCAGTAGAAGCATTTTTAAATCCATATTCCCATTCCTTTATTTCTCTTGGTACTTCCAATATTTTATCGCTACCAGTTTTTCCTGTTAAGATAATATTATAAGGAGCCAAAGGAATTAAATTTGTTATCTTTCTCATACCGTAGTAATGATTATCATAAGGAACATCCGAACCAAAAGCGTTAACATCTGGATTGCTATATGTTCTTATGGCTCTAGCAACGCCACCTTCTGCGCATAGAGAAGGATTCCATAAAGTTTCGTGAGTATAAATGTCAACTTCTGTACAACTGATATTATTAACAGCGTCACATGATCCATAACATATAGTATTAACTCCACGTATTTCGTTGTTAGCAGATATAGATGCCAAACTATTATCAACTACGTCTATAGATACCCCATAATTATCACCGTCCCAAACAAAAGATTCTAATTGATTAGGCCCACTATTTATTGGCTTGCGATGCTGTAAAAATAATGGAATATTAGAAGCAACATCTAAAATTATAGGAGTAGCTTCTAAGAAAAGAGCAATACTATCACTATAAGGAGTAGGGGCTAATGGGGGAGCTAGAGAATATAAATTAAAACCAGCATCAATAGTAGTATATTCAGGAGTATATGCGGAGGGAAGACATAACACATAAAGATCAAATGTATTAGTAAGTGTATTTGGATTATCATAATCTAAAAGATTGAGAGGTAATGTAGCATTAGAACTTATGAGTTCAGCAGTACCAGTAGAATACAAATGTATGTCTTGACGAGTGTTGGGGTATCCTCCGACAGTACGCATACTCAAACCAATAACTGGTGGAGGAGTTGTAGGAGGTGGTGGAGGTGGTGGTGGCTCTATTATTGGACTACGAGATGGTATTGGTGAAGATATAGATAACCCATTGGATTCAGCGTCGGGAGATGTTGTAGGATTTGAATTGATGTCAGTACTTCTTGCTGAACCCATAGTTATTCTAAAATCATCTAGCAAGAATTCATGATTATATCCTGATCTAAATTGAAGAGGGTTACTATCTGGAATACCAAGTGAAGGATCGTAATTAACTTCATCAAAAGAATCGAATTTCCATCGACCTATATCAGCTTCTGCTACTTTTTCTTCATTGATAAAAATTTGAATAACTGTACCAATTTTTCTAATTATAAACTTAGACCAAATATTTCTAATATCTTCATATCCATAAAAATCTGTATTGTAATGTGGTACATTTGGGCGATCAGGTCTATTGATTACTCCTATAGATGCGTAAGTTACCCAATCAGCTGGGTTGTCGTTTCTAGTTATGTCGTCTCCACTACCAGCCATACCCGTTGCACTCAGACCTTCGCTTGAGTCAAACAAACTATGGTGATCCCTCCAAGTCCAACCTTCTGGATATGGAGTTGCCTCCGCGCCATAATGATTTAGACCAAATTTTAAAGATAGAATACCATTTGCCCATACGAGCTTCATACCAACAAATTTAGTTTCAGCGCCGTGCATACCATGTTCCGTTCGCTGCCATTTTCCCCACTCAAAAATTGTCGCGTGAAAACCAACTTGAGTTCGCCATGCTCCCTGCGGTGATTCGTATCCTGAGAAATTCTCAGTATTATATAAGTTATACCAGAAATCTATCATCCAATCTCCATCCATACCTGTTGGGTCGAATTGAACCCCTTCATATTTCAAGGTTGATTTACCCTTCATCCAATCGCTTCCCACTTCCGTATCTACAAAGTTAGCAGATTGTCCATTTTCAAAAACAGAATTGCTTGATAAGGTTGGGTATATACTAGTTAGTAAGGGGGTAATCTGATCAATAAGAGATGCTGAATGATTATTTATAGAAATATCATTAAGATGATTATCAAAAGGTAAAAGAATTTTTACGCTGTCTCTGTGTGGATCAGAAAGATCTTCTTCAGAACCAAAGTTTGCACCAAAATTAGATCCCGTATCATCACTAGTAGCAGTGCCGTAAACATCTGGCTGCATTAACATTAAGTCGTTTGTATCTCTGAATGTTCCTGAAGTTGTAAGCCATAATTCTCCAGAAGAGGGAACATAAGCTATACCAGTATTACTAAGCCATAGGTAGTCGTTACTAATGCCCTTTGCGTCAGAGAATAAGTTAACGTCAGACTCTTGCATAAAAGCGCCAGAAGAGTGCAAGAATAAATAGTCAGTAACTGTAGCTTCTTTTGTTAAAGCGTCATGTAAAGAAACATCTAAAGAATGAATAGTAATTTTCGATTCTGTATAATTACCACCTGAAGGATAAACTAAATCATACTGGATGAACATATCGTCTATTTCTTTTGAAAAATAGTTTTCAGATAGTTCTTGCTTTGTTATGGTAGTGTCAAAAAATGCCCAAGGTTCGCTAGTCTTGTCTTTTATATCATTAAGAGTAAATACACTTCTAATTTTATTCCAACAATCTTCTGGATTAACGTAGTGAGTAGCTCTATTAATTAATCCATAATTCTTAGTTGGTGTCAACTCACTTTCTTTCGCTGGAGTATATAGACTAACAATTAACTTGGCTCCCTTGTTACCATCAGGCCAGAAAATATCTCCATCACAATGATGTTGTAAAACAGTGTTAACTCGCAGAGCGTCTTCAGCCAACATGTAACTTCTTGGAAACGCTCTAGCAATTCTAGGTCTAATAGCATAGAATTCTTCAGACTTTCCACCCACATTAAATCTAAGCATATCATTTTCTACCTGAGAATGATACGCTACACCAGATGCGTTGCTTAAGGATTCTGGTAGACTAATATCTGTTCTAGCAGCATAGTCTAGCCCGTCATGGTAATAAGTGTGATATACATAATCTTCACCGTTACGAGTAGTCATAGTATTGAAGTCATTACCAAACGAGCAGTATTTAAATGCACCAAGATTCCATTCAGTAGTTTTATTGTCAACAAATTGCCACAATGGATTGCTATCATCATGAGTAGTTGTTATAGTATCAAAGAATGTATCTACATTAGCTTGAGAGTATGACTTTTCTGGAGTACCATCAACTATATTAGAACCACCGTCTGGGTGAGAGTTCGATATTCCTATCTCTGTAACAAATGCATTGAAACCTATATCATTTTCTTTATCGTAAGCAAACGTGAGGTCACTATTGCCATCATTTAAATTAAATATATTTGATTCTGCTCTTAGTCTTGTCCACTCTTCAGTTGCCATTTCATTATGAGTGTATAGTTTTAATTTCTCATTTTTGTTGGCATTATAAGTTAGTAATACAGATAAAGGATATTGATACTCAGTATAATCAGTAGTGTCTTCAATACTAATAATATTGCCCAAATCATCTTGCGCATAAGCTTGAAGCTTGCCATAGTTATACTTAAGACCAAATTCTAAGTCTTGCCCTGCATCTTGCTTGTGGAATAGTACTCCAGAATTCCAAAGGTTATAGTCTGGATTAACACCGCTAACTGTAATATCTGGTGAAAACCTCATGAAGATAGCAAACCCATCAGCTGTGTCTACATCTCCAAAGTTTATATATCCATCAGCACCTGAAGCTCTAACAGCGTGGTCAAACGCATCAACTATATTGTCTTCTAACTCGTGTCCAGATTCAGTCCAATTAATAGTCTTATAAGGCTTGTAATATGAAGGGGCGTAAGTGTTCATATGAATACCTACGTACTCGCAGATAAGATTAAATTCATCAGCTACATGATTAACACTAGTTGTAACTCCACTCAAAGCAATTTCATCACCTACGTTAACATCAATATTTAAAAATTCATCATAAGTTTGTGAGAAAGATTGTTGTTCAGTAAATATATCTCCTACGTGTTTATCATTAACTAATACTGATAAAGTCCATAAACCTGATATACCAATAGAGTTAGGAGCGCGATTGTATAACCTTGCGTTACCATCGTAGTTTGCCGTAAATAAAGTGGGGGTCACATAAGTTTTATCGGTGTCATCAGCTCTATTATCATATTCATCTGGAATTCTAACAGTAATAGCGTTAGCTGAATTTAATCCATTAGAAGTTCCAACTATATGGTAATTGTACATTATGTTTTGAGTAAGATCAAAACCATCCTCTGTTACAGGAGCAGGAGGTTCTGTTGGGGGCGGGAATAAAGAGTCAGATATAAATCTCATACCTATATTTCTAACAATGTTATTAGACATGCTAGCGTTGGAAAGTTGACCAACAAGACTAGAAGATTGAGAAGAGTATATATCAGTGCCATCAACATCTGAGAAATTGTAGTAACCAGAACTAAATGGAGAATCGAGTTGTGGAAATTCAAAACCAAAACCAAAACCGTCTGCGTCAAAAGGACCAGTACTTGTAAGACCGCTACTACCTCTCCACCTCTTAGAGTAATTCGTTTTTAAAGTAGGCTCTCTCGTCTCATAAGCGTGAGGTATATTAGATAATATATATCCATCGCTATTATTACCAGCGTAGGATTTGATTGGAGTAAGAAGACTAAACGCAGGACCAATACGGACTTGATCACAACCTAAAGTGTTCAACGCTAAAGCTACTGATGGTTTATATTTAATTACTAAGTCTGCTTTAGATATTTCAGTGCCGCTAGGTATTGGATATATATCTAGATAAAGAGCTTCAAATAATCTACTATTTCTGTAGTCTCTAGATCTGCCAAGTTCTACTTTATCTTCATATATTTTAAGAGGAACATCGTAAGTTTTAAAATCTGAACTGTTAGTTACTATTACAGAATCTTCTAGCCTGTAATGATCGCCAGCAGGATTTGGAGTAATAGGTCTAGAATAATATGCAAACTTATCAGACATAGTTTCTGATGAAAAACCAAGCTCATTAATATCATCAAAACCAGTAGTTAAGGGAACAGTTCCTACGCCAGAAGAAGCATTTTGTAAAAATCCTCCTACTTGTTTAGTAGAGATCATTACGCCATCATCTGAATAACCAACAACATCTATAGGGAAGTCTGGTTTCGACGCATCCTTTTTAATATCTATTCTTAAAAATATTTCTTCTACAATGAAGTAGTTATCATCTGGGAATACTTGTTTAATTTCTGGTCTGGAAAAAGCACCTTCATATTTATTTCCAATATTTAAAGCGCCTCCGGTTTTAACCTTTACTCTTTTTGGATCTTGATGAGAGTAAAATAATTGTATTTTTCCAGAATCTGCGATAGGATCAGTGTCTATTAAAGTTAGATGCCCTTCTATATATTCATTACTTAATCTGTCCTTAAGTTCATAATTATTTTTACCACTATCTACAGTATTGTCATATCTATTTCCATCAATATCTGGAGATGTTTGCCAAATATTTATTGTATTAGTTGGATATATATTATTAGTATAATTTGTTGATAAGATTTTTTGAGGTCTAAGAACTCTCTCTAGTAATAATCCAGTAGGAACCACATCTAAAAACATATTTAATTTATTATCATGCAATATTCCATTTAGGCTACCTTTGTTATTAATTTCAATCGCAGAAATTCTGAGAGCATCGGTAGGTCTTACGAAGTAATTTTTAGATTGAGTAGAAAAAGCAGCTCCATCAATTCCTAGATAATCTGAGTTAGAGGATTGGACAAATTTATCATCTAGATTACAACCGTCTTGGAAACCTTTATTAAAAGAGTCCTCTTCAAATGCATGGAAGAAACAATTTCCTTTTATATCCAAGCTTAAAGTGTATCCACTATCCTCACCAAGAACTGGATAATAATAATCCCAAGTATTACCTTTAGCATAATTAACCTCTGGTTCAGTTACATAAGTAACATAGTGATGATGATCCTTATCGCTATAGTCTTGCTCACCCCTAATAGTAAAATCTTTATACTTAGCTATAAGATTTCCATAGGGGTCTTCTAATTTAATATTAGATACTTCATAAGTTGGTGGAATGTCTGAGTCAAAGTTTGTAAGAGGAGCAGAAGCTCTTAAGAAGAAAAATGTTTCGAGGGGAGTAATGCTAGGAGCGTTGACTTCACACTTGTAAGTAAATTCACCCTCAGTGTAAATTGAAGAAGGTGTAATAAATGAATCAATATCGTCTGCTATAACAAAGCCTTTGGCTCCATGCTTGGTAATATTACCAACGTGTACGCCCTCATTAATACTTTTATATATTTCACTAGACTTAGTTCGTTCTGTTACAAATGATATACCGTTCTTTTTATTATTAATATCTCTAATAGGAAAGAGTTTTTCTGTGGGAATAAAATTATCAAAACTGTTAATTATATCAAAATGTCCATGTAATTTTTCAAAGAATCTAGATTTAACTTTCGCAATACCAGTAAGTTTTACACCCATATTATTTACGGGTCTTCCTAAATTAGCGATCAATCTACTATTACTACTTCTTTTCCTTTGGGTAATTAAACTATGCTCTATAAGTGGACCTTTAGAATTTACTTGAATAGAATTGTTAGAATTAAAAGGGGAATAGATACTATCTGGTATAGCATTATAACCACGATCAATATATTCTTGAGAAGTAATGTCGAAGATAGCTTTAGGCAAATCGGTAGAGCATCGACGGATAGTCTGAATAGTAGTATTAATACGAATACCGCCAGACCCAGAGATAGACCTAACTAATATTTGGGGAGGGTTACGTCTTGGCGTGTCGCCAAAATTGGAAGAACCAAAATTATTTGAAGGTTCAGATTCGCCTGAACCTATAACAAATCCTTGGAAGAGTACAGACACGCCTGCTTTAAATAAACATTTGACCCTTGATCTAGCGCGAACTTTACATAGCTTAGTTGCAAAGCCTCGTAATTTAGACTTGCTAACAATATCAATTTTAATTCCATCATTTCCACATAAATTCGACATATCTTTTCCTTTATTAATTCGATCCAAATCCAGAAGGTAATGTAGATGTTGATTTTTGTAACTTGCCGTTTGGTCCCATTGTGTATTGAGAAATTTCTTTTTGTATTCCATTCCACAATTCTTCAGAAACATACTGTCTTATACTTTGTAATATTGACCCACCGTTAAGATCAATGTTTACCTGAACGGGAGCTATTTGAATTTGTATTGATACATTTTCTAATCTTTGAACAATATTTGAAAAATCAGAATTAAACGTAGCAAATACACTACTAAGAGATTGAGTAAGATCTTTAGTTTCTCCACCGATACCAGCATTATCTTGTGATCTTGCATTAGAGTTTTGACCAGCGGCAGGCTTGACAGCTTTTTGGTCAATACTCTGTAGTATCTGAGTCATGCTGGTAAGTAAGCTTACCATGCCCCCCATCTCCATAGCTCCAGAAGTATTGCCGCCAGTATATCCGCTGACGCTACCTACACTCCTCATCATTTGATTACTAGGTGGCGTTCCAGACCCAACTCCAAGAGATCCGTTATCGCTAGTCCTAGAAGGAGCTGTTTGTGGAGCAGTAGGTGGTAAGGCGCTGCCTTTAGAAATCGCAGGAGCATCAGATATACCAGCAGAGAATGGAGTTCCCGCACTAGCGGATACACCTTGCATTATTTTATTCTCAGCTGAATTTAGCATTGCATTTTCTTGGTTCGTAGTGCCGGGAGCTAAAAGCCTCGGTCCACCTTGAGCGCGAATGTCTTCAGATTGAGTGAAAGGACTATCTACATGGAATGATGGTGGAAGTTTTTTAATTGCATCTTTCTTCCTCATTACTTTATTTGATAAAGTTTTATGACCGCGAGCTGATTTAGATGCGTTATTGGCTAATTGACTTGTATCACTTTGCGTAGGGAAAGGATCATCTAAGAACATGTTAGGAATTCTTTGCCTTGTTTTTATGTTAAACTTAGAATGGTCTTCAGCTCCAGCTTCTCGCTCTCCCTGCCTTTTCTGTCTAGCCAAAATATTAGCTTGTCTACGTTCAGGATAAAGCTCAATTTTGTGTGTGGTCTTATCTCCATGTTTGTCTGGACCAGTAATTGCTTCTGAAGCTTCTCTGTCTACAGTGGCCTCTCTCTGCCTTTTTTGCCTAGATAGTATATTAGCCTGTTTGCGTTCAGGATATGTTGAAACTCCTAAGTCGTCTAAGACACTAACAGTTTTGTCTTCATGTTCATCCGTAGATGTGGGGGCAGTCATTTGAGGAGTATTAAATTGGAAAGAACTAATTACATTTTTATCTCTGTCTACATTAGCTTCTCGTTCTCTCTGCCTCTTTTGTCTAGCCAAAATATTAGCTTGCCTACGTTCAGGATATTGAGAAGCTTTGTGAGTGGTCTTATCCCCGTGTTTGCTTGGGCCAGTAATTGCTTCTGACGTTTCTCTATCTACATTAGACTCTCTCTGTCTTTTTTGTCTAGAGAGAATGTTAGCTTGTTTTCTTTCAGGGTATGATGAAACCCCTAAATCGTCCAAGACTCTAAGACTTTGATCTCCATGCTCTGATGGATTAAGTGGCGTTGTAGGTGATTCTGGTGTGTTGAGTAAGTTCTTGTCTCTATTTACAGTAGCTTCTCTTTCTCTTACTCTTTTTTGTTCAGATAAAACATTGTTTTGTTTACGATCAGGATATGTAACTCCTCTATTGTCTTCAATTAAAGTCTTACCTCCGTCAATCATTAAGCCTCCACCCTCTGGATGTAGCTGATCTTTTTCTGGAAGGGTCATCTGATCAATGTCGTATTTGTTCGGTAATTTTTTATCAATAGTCAAGCCACCGCGTCGTGGATGTAATTGTTCATTTCCGGGTATGCTCCCACCACCAGCAGTTGCCGGGTATGTTTTCTCAAAATCAAATATTGATCTTGCGTTTTGTGAACCACCGCCGCCACCACCACTACCACCACCACCCTCACCGCCTACGCAACAGTCTTTTAATTGCTGTAATATAGCAGCCAACAACTTAATGATTTGATCATTACCTGCCATACTAGAGACAGCGCTTTCATCACTTGGTGCTTTTGGAGCTTCTAATATTTTATCCACAGTAGCTATCTTACTCATCTCCTTCTTATCTTCTTCAAGAGGTATTAATTTATTTGTTTGTTCTTCCTGCGTATTAATATCATATTTACCTGTTCCTGTAGGAATTCCGGGGATTCCTTTTGATAAAGGATCGAACCGTTGTTTTTTCGTTTCCAGAAGGGCCATACGACCCGGATCAACCTGTCGGTCAGTTCCACCAGTTCCACCAGAGGGGTCAGCACCATCTCCCGGCGCTAGTGGCGCATCAATTAAAACTTTCTGTGCTGCGATTTCTGTTTTTGCTGACGATGTTTCTGGTAGAGTCATGTTGTCAATATCATATGAAGTAGGTAATCTTTCTGCTTCTGATGTTTGAGGTAAAGTCATGCTTTTCTTATTAAACTCACGATAACCTTCTTCGTTTATTTGGTCAATCATGCTGTTAAATTGTTCGTATTCTTGCTCAATACCAGATGGAGCGGGTTTACTTACATTAATAGCTGATTTAGCTACACGTTGTGCAAAGCCAGTGCGAGCGCCTTCTTCTTCAGGTCTTGATAATCCTAAACCAGTATCACCTGTAGTTAATTGCGCACCAGTTCTATAATCAAACGTTCCCGTTGTGGCTTGAGAAGCGACCTCTTGGTTAGCTTGAATTGTTTTTTGTTGAACAGCTTTGAGTTCTGCTTGCCTTTTTGCAACCGCTGCTTGAGCTGCACGTTCTTCTTGTTGTGCAGCCTTGTCTTTTTCTAAGTATTGATCTTGTAGAATTCTATCTTCCTCTACAGCCTTGTCCGTAAGTCCTCCGTTAAACTGATTCCTGCCAGTACTTCTTCTTAAATCACCACCCTGACCAGTGCGTTCTTGTATTCTATTTTCAAGAGCAATATTAGCGTTGCTTAGTTCTTTTTCTAACTCCGTAACTCTTTTAGAGTCTCCAGATTTTTTCGCTTCTTCTAAATTTAATTGTATACTTCCTTTATGGCCTAATAAGTTTCTTGTATTTACATCTAAACCACTTTCATCTTTTGAAGCTTCTCTCATTCGTGTTGTTTTTTCTTCTGCTTTTGCTAACTCGCCCATGTCTTGCTGCAAGAAATTCAGAGCTTTAGCTATCTCTGCGCTTCCCCCATACACAGCGCCTCCTACAATACCTGCTGGATTATATCCGGTAACTGTTCCTCCATCCATTGCCCCACGTAGCACAGCTTCAAAACCGCCCAAAAATAAATCTAAATCTGATCCAGTTTCAGAACCAATAAGGTAGTCGTTCGTAACAGATCCACCCATGCGAGGATCTCCAGTTGTCGCCCCTGTAAACATTTTCCAAAGTGTACTCTGTTCGTCTAGTCCTTTATCTGCACTTCGAGCTTGCGTTCCTTTTCTATCCCCCTCTTTGGCAGTTGCACCCTTATACGCACCAAAGCCATAATCAGCAGCCATCAAGTAAGGATCTAATACATCCAGAACTCTCAGCGTTGTCTTGCCCACGTTAAGCAAACTTGTACCAAACCCACCAAGACCATCTTTAAGCTTGTCAAATATTTTAAATCCTTTAGATGCGTCTTCTGCTGCATCAGCTGCTTTTACCACTTCAACATTAGTAGCATCTATTACTGGTGGTTGATACGGGGTCATTGACGTTGGCTTATTAGGCTGTGGCGTTTTGTTTGGAATGTTAGTTTGTTTGCCCGGAATAGTCTCTCCCTTAAGAACGGGTGTCGCCTCTGGAGCAGGGCCGGTAAGCCTTGGCTGTTGAGGGCCGGTAAGCCTTGGCTGTTGAGGGCCGGTAAGCCTTGGCTGTTGAGGGCCGGGAAGATTTAGTGTTTCATCAATAATTCTAGCTTTTCTGCCAGCATTAGGATCAATCATAGTTCTAGATTCTGGGCCGGTAAGTCTTCGCTGTTGAGGGCCGGGAAGTCTTCGCTGTGTAGGACCGGGAAGTTCAATTGTTGGCGCTCGATCAGGACCGGGAATTCTTAGTTTATCAGGATCTCTCACCGTAAAATCTGGATCTTTGGGAGTTTCTGGACCAATAAGTCTTGGCTTATCAGGTGCAGGAAGCCTTGGCTTATCAGGTGCAGGAAGCCTTGGCTTGTCAGCTTCTGGAAGTCTTGGCTTGTCAGCTTCTGGAAGTCTTGGCTTGTCAGCTTCTGGAAGTCTTAATGTGTCAGGTACTGGCGGTTTCCTAGGAACATCAAGTAACCTTTTAATAAAATTAAATAATCTCAAACCTTGAACTACATCTTGGAGGCCATTTACTATGTCATCTGTCATATCGTTGGGATTGGTAACTTCTACCTTACTTACGCCGTCGCAACAATTATCGCCTCCACCACCTTCTTTTTCCATTGAGGAAGTGGTTTCAAGTTTTCTTCGCCGTTTTTCTTCAAGAGCCTCTCTGTCTTTCTCCGTTTTTTTGTTTGTCTCTTCTCTTTTTTTATTTACCTCAAAACCGGCTGCGGATCTAGCTGCTATTTCTGCCTCTATAGTTTTTATTAACTTCTTTTGTACTTCTATTTGTTGTTCGATACCCTGTATCGTGCCTTGGAAAGCGTCAGGTAAACTAGCAGCTAATTCTAAACCCTCGTCTCGTAGATCTTGGGTTTCAGGATTTCTATTAGGTACACCTAGTCGAGCGAATCTATCAGCCTGACCTGCATTCAATCCACCAGCTCTTAATCCAGCAGATCTAACACTAACATCTACGTCATCAATTTCTATTCCATCAATACTAGTTACTCCAGCTTTTCTCATTTCGTCAATATTGTTAGAAGCTCTACCATAGTCTGTTCTACTAAACTCAGACATTAATCTAGGATCGCCAGTTTGTGCAGCAGCTAAAGCGCCCATCGCTGCCATCTCTTCTACAAACTGTTCATACGTTCCGTTTAATAAAGCATCAGCCGCTTTTTTCTCTGCCGTAGTTTTTGCTTCAACGGCTGTTATTTCTTTTTCAATCTGTTCTAATAATTTTCGTCTAGTATTTAAATCTTCAGCGAAAAATTGTTTCAAGTTTGCTTCAGATTCTTTAAACGCTTGGGAGTTGACTGTTCTTCTAGCATCCATAACTCCCGGTTGACCATCAGGACCAGCAGCTGCTATTCTAGTATCAGCATTTGCTCGTTGTTGCTGTCTAGCAACAGCAGATCGTTCTCTAAACTCTTGGGCGCTTCCGGTTCTAAGTCTAGGAAGACCCATCTCGTCTCCACGAATATTAGCTTTACCAAGAATATTCGCCCGTCTTTCTTGCGGACTAACTTTGTTGCCACCAAACTTTTCTTCCCACTCTCTTGCTTCTAATTCAACATCTAAAGCTTTTTGTTTAGCAGATATTAGTTTTTGTTCTAATTCTACAAGCTGAGTTTCAAGAGCTAATTTTTTATTTAAAACTTCATTTAATTGATTGAAAGATGTAATGACTTGTTTAAGAGTGCCTTCTCCAAGATCTTCTAATATTTTATCTATACCTTGAAGATTTCCTGCCATTATGTCTTCTATAACGCCCGGATCTAACTCAACACCTTTGATAGCATCTTTAAGCCTTTTCTTTACTTCTGGGCCAATAGTAGGATCATCTAAATTGTTCACAATAGCATCTGCTATTGCCTCTCTTATATTGTCTGAGCCAGCATTGGTGTCTATATTACCTAAGTCTTCGAGTAAAGACCTTCTAGCGTCTTCGGTAGCATTGGCAAAACCTCTTTGAGCTGCCTGAATAGCTGTCATAGTTTCTTGAAATTTCTTAATCTGTGCATCTGTTGCTCCCAGCGTCCGTAAAGCATCCCCCGCCGTCTCCATAGCAGCAGCAATAGCAGCAGGGTCCATAGCTTCAGCGGCTGACGTAATGGAAGCTTCAAGAGTTGCTATAGCTGGACCTAAAGCTCCAGTGTCTCCATCTTGCCCATCCAGAAGATTGTCAACAGAAGTCTTTATAGCAAGAGCAGCTCCTTGAACAGATCTTAATCCTAAATTCAAAGCTTCAAAAGCTTTTCTTGTTCTTTCTACTTCGTCTCTTATATTTTCAAACGCTTCCCTTACTTGAGGTAGCATATCTAAACTTTTTAGATTTTTGTATATATCGTTTCCAGCAGCGGAAGACCTTAAACTAATCATAAAATCTTCAAAGCTTCCACCAGCAGCTGCAACTTGTCTTTGTAAAATATTTAATTGAGGCATTGCAACATTAACAGCAGCTCTTTCTTTTTGTTTAGCATCCTTGTCAAGTCTTTGTTGTTCTTTTTCTGCTTTTGCTAGAACTTGTTCTCCACTGTCGATCCAAGGCAACCAACTCAAAAGACCTCTCCAGAAAGAATCTAAAGCACTTTGAGCGTCACGAGCGCTTTGTGCAATTGCTGCATCAGCTGCTACTCTCGCTTCAACGGCATCCCTCTGCGCTATAGCAGTAGAACCTAAAAGCTCTCCAACAGTACTAAGACCTTTCCTAAACTTCTCCATAGCTCTATTAGCTTTATCTTGGGCTTCCTCATTTGATTTTTGAGATTTAGTGGCAGCGGCAGCAGCTCTAGCCGTGGCTCTCAAACCATCATTTAACCGAAGCAAACTTGAATACAGACCCCCTTCTATGACAGCTTGTTTTCCAGCTTCGTCTACATCGCCTTCTTCTATAGCTCTCTCTTTTCTAGCGCCTGCAAGTTCAGAAGAGGCTAGTAAATGTAAGCCGCCAAAAACCGCAGTAAGCGCACCAATAACTACCCCAAGACCAATAAGCATAGCTGTAACCGGAGCGAAAGCAATGCCAAAAGCAGCACCAACTGCTATAACCGTCGCCGAAAGAAAAGCAAAAACGCCAGCAAGAGTGCTACCCTTATTCGCAAGAGTCTCTTGAGCTTCTGATAAAGTAGCGGCTTTGTTAGCAAGAGTCTCTTGAGCTTCTGACGCAGCGGCGGCTTTGTTAGCAAGAGTTTCAGCTGCTTCAGCTTTTACAGCAGCCATAGTAGCTGCATGTAATGTTTTAAGAGACTGTATAGGATTATTAAGAACCTTACGAAATTTACTAAATCCTTGCGCTACCTCTTGAGCAGAACCTTGAATAAATGACATAGTATTTTTCCAATTTTCAACTTTAAATGCTCCTAGTGAAGATAGAAGATATGACGCTGTAACAGTTTGTAGTGCAAACTCACTAAGATTTTTCCTTAAGTAATCCAAGTAACCAGAAGTCTCGTCGATCTCAGGAGCTAGGGTAGCAAGGCCAGTAGTTATTGCTCCAAATATCGCCATCATTCTCAGACTAGACTCGGTAGATGATTTCTGCGCTTTTGAGTTTTTAATAGTTTGCGTTGTATTTGTTTTAGTAGCCGTAGCCGCTTCGTCTTGCTGGTCTGACATATTTAAAGTAGAAGTATTAACACCCTCAAGTTCTGCAACTACTTGTTGTATAGCGGCTGTTAAAGCATCAAAAGAACTTAACAAACCAGAAATATCACCACCCCCTCCACCGCCTGAAGGTTGTGCGCCCCTAGCTCCAGTACCACTTGCGAATCTTTGTACAACACCACCCTTGGCGTACTTGCCAACTTTATTCATTCTATTTAAATTACCATATCCAATTTTATTAGCAGACTTTCTATTAACTACAAATTCACCGGGGGTTAGTAAGGCAGGAACCGTATCACTACCAGCTGGTCCACCCGTAGCCATCTTCTTTAACACGCCCATCTTTTCCAAATATCTTTCTACCTGTGCCGCAAACTTGTTGCGATTTTTTCCATTAGGACCACTAGTTCTTGTAGCGTCTGAGGGAATATCTCCCGGTAAACCAAATTTTTGAGCAGCATTTTTTAGCCCAGAAGGGAAATCGAGAGAGTCATTAATCTGACCCTTCTCGTAAGGAGCGCCCGTCAAGGCAATTGCTGTTTCAAAGAAAGCACCTACAGCATTAGCAAATCCAGCCTTATTAATTAGCTCGTCAATTTGACCTCCAGCTATTGGAGTTTTGTCTTTAATGTCTCCAGCTAGCGATTTAGCCATACTGCTAGCTATCTTTTTAACAGAGGTTCTCATTTGACCTTCATACTTTTCAGACATACTTTTATCTAATGTGCCAAAGTTAGTCATGACAACTTGCCTACTCTTTGGTAGAATCGTGGGCTTAACTCCAAGATCTGAACCAAACATTGAAGCTAAACCAAATTGATAAGGTCTACCATCTGGTCTTTTTAAAGAAGACTCTTCTCCTTGCTTTCTAGCCAAAGCTTCTCTTTTTTGTTTTCTTGCCGCGTTTGCCGCAAGAGCATCTGGAGATAATCCTGAAGTAATTTTTTTTCCACCACTAAACTTATTTTCATTCATAGCCTGAAGATTGCCCATCCCCAATTTTTTAACACTACTCTTTTTAATTACAAACTCGCCCGGAGTTAACATTGCTGGCACTGTGTCTCCATTGCCACTACCCGGAACGGGACCGCCTCTAGCGAAAGCTCTTACTGGTCCTCCCGCATTAAAACCTTTACCAACACCACCACTTAAACCACCAAGAAAACCA